TAACAGGTACCATCTCCCCATCCTTTATCTGCATTGTGGATAACACCATCGAAATCGATAGCTATGTTCTTTTTTTCGTGTTCAAAACCGGGTGGATAAAAATTAGCCATTGTTTTTAATGATCATTATAAGGGTTTGTGGATCAATTTTATTAAATACTTCAATCAATTGTTTAATTGTGTTGGCTGCTACTATATCACCTGGACTAGCTACATTTTGACCATAATCTGATTGGATTCCTCCTTTTAAAAACATAACATTTAATGAATCATCTATATCTAAAAATAAAGACACATCAGTAATGCTTTTTACGGATAGAGTACAATTAGCAAAGTTATAATCAATTGTATTGTTAATATCTGGTTCTGTAATCCATAAACAATCTTCTACTTTAGGCATTTCATGAGTACTATCTTCGTATGGTTTACCCTCACGACCATAGCTATCTCTAAATCTAACTAAATCTTGTTTGTCTACAGGAGTTTCAATTTCAAATACAAATGCTCCTTTTTCATCAGTAGCTTTAGTACTATGAAATAAGCCTTTTCTAATCATTACTTTATTACCTGGTGCTAATTTATTAGTATGGTTAAAGAATGATACTTCAGCTTTACCATCTAATAATACTAACCCTGTAGTTTTTTTAGGGTGACAATGTAATGACGTTGAGTGAGTATATTTAATGTGAAGAAACCATAGGGCTACATGCTCATTTTCATAAGCTAAATATTCATAACCCCAAGGTTTCTTTACAACATTAATATCGTAATTATCTTTTTTCATTAAATGATAGTTCCTGGATTGTAACTTCTTTCATCGTGTGTTTCATATGCAATACGCATCCAATCACCCATAAAATCATAATGAGGACAAGAAATAATATTACCATCTACTACAACAGGACCTCTGCTATAAGTAGCACCTGCATTTTCAATATCAACATCAATACTATAGTAACCTGAAAGTGTTCTACCTTCTAATATTTTAGCTGAAATCAATAATTGAGCTCCGTTACAAACTGAGAAAATAGTTTTATTAGCTGCATTCCATTCTTTAACGAATTCTAATACTCCTTTTTCTTGTCTTAATTTTTCAAGTGCTTTAACACCACCTGGAATTAATAAAACATCATATTCGTTTAAATATTGTTGTCTTACTGTTGAGTCTTCAAAAATTGAAGTTTCAACATCACATGGCATGTGTGTACCTAAACTACCCCAAATTTTACCTACTTTATTAGCCATTAAAGTTACACTGTATTGGTTTTCCTTTAAGCTGTAATAAGGGTAAATTAATTCATGATCTTGGAATTTTTCCCAAGTAATAATAAGTGCTTTTTTCATATTTTTAAATATAAGTAATTTATTTTGATTTTCAAAGTTTATTTATCTCTTTTCTGTAATAGTGGATTACTAATAGGCCAATCAATATTTAATCTACTATCATTCCATTTTAATGTGAATTGATCTTCAACATCTGGATATCCTCCTGGGTATGCCCATTTATAATGGAATACTGAATTTTCACTAAGTACTAAAAATGCATTCCCAAATTGAGGAGGTACTAATACTGATTTTCTTGTTCTATCATCTAGAATCAATGAGTCCCATTTTAAATAATTTAGAGACTCAGGTCTATTATCTACTACTACAAAATACATTTCACCGTATAAACAAGTAATTAATTTCCATGATTTACTATCACCGTGAATTCCTCTTAATACGTGTTTTCTTGATGTAGATACTTTATCGTGATTGAAATCTAATTGAGGTTCAAATTTATCTTTATTCCATAGTGTCCATAAATCACCTCTAAAATCAGTGTACACATCTGGTTGGAATATTTTTACTTCAGGGAATATCATATGTTATTTAATTGAATAAAACTATCAAAAAATTGGGTTGCTCTAGTTTCAACGTGATCTAATTTAGCTACTTCATAGTTGTAATCAACGTATGGTTTCATTTGCTCATACACTTCTGGTGTTAATGAGTTAAGGATATAAGGTAAATCTTGTTCATTAGTGAATCTAATAATACCTCTTTCATCATACCCAAATTCACTTAAATTAGGACAACCCCAATATACTGGGATAGATTTGGTTAGGAATGTATCGCCTATTTTATTATACCAATTGTTATGTTTAACGTTTTCAATTACTAAATTAAACATTGATTCATATAATACTCGTTTACCATATCCAACAATATCTACTCCTTCAGGTATAAAAGATAAATCTTTACCATAGGTACCATATCCAGGACGAACTCCATTTTCATGGTCATAATCATCTAATACTTTAAACCATTTTTTAGGTATAGTAATATTGTCACCTACAGTATATACTTTATGTCTAAGTTGATGACCTTCTACTAATGTTTTATCACCACATAAAAAAGATACTTCAAATGTTTTTTCTTTATCTTTAATTTGCTCTATAAAATTATCATCTAATACTCTTCCATTAAATGTAAATCTAACAGCATTATGACAATTATTTAATACTAAATCATTCCAAGTTAAAATACAAGTAAAATTATCTTTATAATGGATAGCAGCATCATGTAAACCAAAAAATTCATTTGGTTCTGCTAATATTAAAAAATTATAAGGATTTTCTTGTAATTGCTCAATACTAGTAGGAAATGTTTCATGCCATATTGTAAAAGGTTTATCTTTATATTGTTCTTGTAAAAAATGAAATATTGGATCAAACCTAGAGTGAAATTTAAACATTATACTATATTAACTTTAGTTGTGTTTGAATTGAATATAGATTCGTTAACTTGATATTGTTTATCTACACCTACTGAATTAATAATATTAGCATCGTAATAAGCGTATGCATTTTCATCAAATCCTTTATCATTAGAATGTGAGTATTCACTGTTAACTAAAACAGCAATATCTAATGAAATTCTAGGTCCACTTCCTTCTTTTACTATTGTTCTATGGGCACAAGCGTGATCCATAACTCCTAATTTTTGTTTTGTTAATGTACCTAAATACTTTAATGATTCATATCTAGTATTACCTTCATCAAAATTATCGGCTTTATGAAGATAATTATCATGTACTCCTATTGGTTCATTAAACTCTACTGTATTATTATCAATATCACCAAGGATACCAATTAAAAATATAGAATCACCTTTATGTCCTACCCAAGCATCTGAGTGTATTTTACTAGTATAGTATGGACGATCTTTAGCACTTTCAGGTTCACTGTTACTTTTATATCTAATATTAGGTATAGCTAATTTACTAATATGACTATAAACCCCTAAATTATTAAATATGTTATTTACTGCTTTTTGGATTTCTACAAATTCAGCTGATGTTTCACTTTTTGGATTAACAATACCGTTAGGGGTTTTGTTAGGTAAATCCATAATTAATTTATCATTATCCTCTAAAAACGTATCAGTCCACGTAAATTCTCTATCATATACTAACGATAAAGACTTACATAAGAAATTCTGTGTTGCTTGAGTTAAAGCATTATAATCATCGTTATTAATATCATAAAATAAAACAATATCCGTTGATGATGAGTTTAAATTTTCTTTAGGAAAATTCTCATATACTTTTTTTCTTAGTTCAATTAAATTATTCATAATGTTACTTTTTTACTTTCCAAATAATTACTGGGTAGCCTTCAATAAAGTAAGAACCACCATATAGCCTTTGAGCGTGTAATATCTCAATTTTATTTTCTTGTTCTAATTGCCTTAAATAAGTTAAATATCCTTTTAAATATTTTCTTTTGTTGAAATATAATATAGAAAGTTTATCTATCAAAGCATTTTCATCTAATAATTCAGATGAAGGTTCAAAATGGATACATAAATCAGGTTGTTTTTCGATTAAATAATCTACAAACTCTTTATAATTTTCTCCTATTTGTTCTAATGAAGCACAAGTAAATATAGCTGAGTTATCTGGGATATCAACATTATAATCTGGTTCAAAATAATTAAAATTGTAACCAGTAATTTTATCGTTGATACCTGCTGCTTTAATTTCTTTGATAATGTTTTGAGATGCTACTGTCCAATCAAGTCCTACTAAATTGATATCTTTATTAAAATTACCAAAACGCAATAAGTGATAAGCAGGACCACAACCAAATTCAAATAAATTATCATATTTGGTTCCTACATAATGATGAAGAATAGCATCAACTAATATAGCATGTAACTTATAATCAAAATATTCAGTTTCACACTTAACATAATCTCCTTTCCATCTAGCAATGTCATACTTTCCAAAATACTTAGGAATTAAACTACTTGTGTTTTTTTCTTGTTTAAGTAATTCTAAATTTTCATACCAGCCTTTTTCCCATTTTTCTAGTTTATGTTTTCCTGCATATTCTATATCATCGTTTAAAACGCCGATAGTATTAAGTATTACCTCATCACGTTCTTGTTGGGTTAATTCTCTATATGTTAAATCAAATTCATTAATTAACATTTTACAGCTATCACTAACTGAAAATCCAACTACTTCCTCAATACTCTCAATTGTTATCTTTTTCATATTACCAACTAATTTCCCAATCTTTAAAATCGGCTGCTAAACAATCAATTTTGTAGTCTTTTCTACCACCCATTATTTCTTGGATTTGATTTTTAGCGGTATTGCGAATACCATTTAATCCATGAGTTAATGCTAATGCATTTGGACCCGATTTGCCACTTCTAACGTTTGATTCATTGTGCCAAATGTGTAAATTCATTTGTGATAACACTACAATTGCCCTGATTGTATCAGCGGTAATTGGTTCTTGGCTCTCATTTAAATGTAACTGGATATCATGAACGATGTTAGCTATTTCATCAGCATATTCTGCTTTGTGTTCTGTAATGAACACTTCTTTTAATTGTGTGATACTTAATCTGTCAATTAATTCACTTAATGTTGGTAGGTATTTTCTATCACTCATAATGTATTATAGTAATTATTTTGTTTTTCTTGTCTTTCGATTGTTTTTGGGTGGTATAAGCAAAATTCCTCTTCTGCTGGTAGGTGTGTGAATACTTGAGCACCATTGATTTGTTCATGAACTTTATTAACCCAAGTTATGCTTTGAGTTTTTCTGTATAGTCGAGACTGATAATCAGGAAAATTAACCCATCCTTTTTCATCTACATTCCATCTCCATTGTTTAATATGTTCTGGAGTAATGCCTTCTACAGTATTAATTCTAGGAACCCAATATAGATCTACATCGGGGTTTGATTCTAGTAATTCAGGTAATAAAGCTATAAGCTGTTCATTTGGATATTCATCAGCATCAATTTGGAATATAAAATCACCATCACATAGGCTAGCTAATGTGTTTTTCCAATCAGCAAAGTGATTATAGAATGGTTTTGCAATCCATAAAAATTCACTATTCGCTGAATGTGTTCTGAGGTATTCTTCTACTTGTTTAGAGCCGTTTGTCTCATCTAATAAAATAACTATTTCATCTTGAGAACGTTTATTGTTCAATAAAAGACTCACTAAGCGTTGAATTTCGCTTAGCTCGTCCTTGACTGTTATTGCATAACTGATTTTCATGTTTATTTCTTTTCAAAGTACCCAATATAATCTAAAGCTTCAATGAAATCTCTCTCATTAAATTCTTTTTTAGTTGTCATATCTGCAACATGAGTAGCACCTTTAAATTTTTCTCTATCAGCTTCAGCTACTTCTTTTGATTTAACTACAGCCCATTTCCAATCCTCTATTGATGTACCTTCAGCAAATATCATTGATTTATCTTCCATTACTACTGATGTTGGGTACCAATGGAATTTTTTATCATCAATAAATTCTAATGCTTTGTATAATTCAGGTAATACTTCTTTATATTTTACTGAATATTCTTCTGTTAGGTATGAGTTAGAAGTAAATCCACACCCCATACATTGCCAAATAGTAATTTTACCATCCGACATTTCAGAACATGCATTTGATCCACATCTAGGACAGTCTATTAATTGCTCTTTCATTATTCAACTTTTTTTAATTTTGGTAATTCGATTTTTGATAATTGAGGTAATTTCAATTCAACTTGTTTAGGTACATGAGGATCAACTAGTGAAATTAATAATTCACCCATTTTATCTAATGTAAATTCTGTTCTTGAACGATACGACTGTCTCTTTGCCCCGTCAACATAGTTTTTATAATTCTTATAAACATCTTTTAAAGTATCAGATGCTTTTTTATAATCAACTGTAAACCATCCTGATTCAGCAAGTAACATATCTTGTACTACAGCTGATGGGTGAAGTTGTGTTATTTGTCCTGGGATTAGTATTGACATGTCTGCTTTTAAGAAATCAATATGACCACTCCAATTAGAAGCAATTACTGGTTTTTGGCTAATTGATGCCTCTAACAATGGACGACCAAATCCTTCACCTTTAGTAAATGAAACGTGAGCTTTTACTTTAGGGTGATTATATAATTGATTTATTTCTTCATCATCAAAAATACCATGTAATAAGTAAATATTAGGTAAACCAACACCACCTACTGATTTTTGTATTTCTCTAATTTTATCTAAGATTTCATTTTTATCCATGATAGATGAAGTAGCACTTTGTGTTTTTAAAATCAATCCAGGTGTTGCTTTGAAGTCTTTAAATGTTTCTAGGAATGTTTTAATTAACATACCTACATCTTTTCTATCTTGACCTAATTCACCGGGCAGCCAATGCCCTACAAATAGAAAATTAAATGGTTCTGGAATAGCGTCTAATGTACTTTTTAATTCACTTTTACTTGGTTCAATTAATTTATAAACATTAACATCAACACCTTCAAATAATACATCTACTGGTTTTTCCAATTTAATTATTTTTTCTACTTGACCTTGTGGTGAACGTGCTTCAAATACTGATTCCTGAAATACTTTTTTAGCATGGTTAGATGATACTAAGTTCAAATCCATTCTATTCATACCTTCAAGCCATTGCGGAGCACAAATAGTAGTTTCAATACCTGCTGTAACACCAATATTAAATTTTCCTACTGGTTGGAATTCATTTGGTACTGTAATTTGCATCCAAACATCTGGTTGTTTAGGTAATTGAGGAGATGATAACATACAATCCATGATTTGTTTATGTTCAGGATTATCTGCTTTTAAAAAGCCAAATGATGTTGAACCCCATCTTTGAGGAAGGATTTTTACATTGTATTTATCTGATTTGATTAGTGCTTTTACAATATCTCTACTACGAGCACCATACCCACTAAATGTATCTATTGGGCAACTTATAACGAATAATGGTTTCATAACTATTTTGCGATTGAATGTTTTACGTAATGTTTTGGTTGTGGTAATTGTTTTACTTTAATTAATTCAAATGGTTTTCTTGGGATCCATTTTTCAAATGTTTCTTCCATTCCTTCTATGAAATTATCAGCCATATGTTTTGCAGACATCATAGATTCTTCTGAAGTTACCCATTCATGAGCTGCTTTACTTTGTTCAGCATATGTTTCTGGGGATTCTAGTTTTGTGTTGTAAACATCATTAATTGCTTTAGCGATATCTTCTGGTTGTGCTCTATCATCATAAATGTATGGTGTTGGAACTGATCCGATGAGTGAAGTATTGCTTGGGAATACAGGATATGCCCATTTACCATGTTTTTTATATTTACCTTTATGGTTTGAACCAAATTCTTCAGTAAATTTAATCCATTCTCCATTTTCATCTTCAAAACGCATTTGATCTTGCATTCCTCCTGTTACTGTAGCGATAATAGGCTTACCACACATCATAGCTTCAGTTAATGATAATCCCCATCCTTCATTAGAACTAACTAATGCTACAGCATCCGCTGTATTATATAATAGGTTTAACTGAGGTGTTGCTAATTTAGCAGATGAGAATATAATGTTATATTTTTTCTCATTTCCAAATAACATATCTTTAACAGCGAACAAATCAGTACCATTTTCATCAATAGGTTGGGTATGTAAAACAAATGCTGTTTTACTAGCCTTATCTTCAGGTAATTCATCGACAAACATTTTCCATGCTAACATCAAATCAGGAACTGATTTACGACGGATATTTCTAGCGTTATATAATAGAGTAAAATCATACTCTTTATCGCCATATACTTGTTTTTTTAGTTCTTGTAATGATAGATATTCTGGTTTGTCTTGGGTAATAGGGAAAAAATATTTCTCATTAATTCCATGAGGAACATATTTAATAACCTTATCATTAGCTAAATCACCTAATACTACCTTATTAATATTTTCAGTTTGTTTACTGATAGCTAATAATGTATCGCATGATTCATAGAATGATTTATTATACATTGGATAAGGTAAGTCATCCCAGATGTTCAAATATACCATTGGTATTTTAGTACGGATTTCATGTTCCATGTTAAATAACCAAACCCAATATCTTGGGTCAGTAAACATCATTATAGCGTCTGGTTTTTCTATTTCCATAATTTGGGTAACAGAAACTTGATCTCCATATCCACTCATAGGATATATCGTAACACTAGAATCATCAATGCCTACTTCTTTATTAACATCAGCAGTTAAATCAAAGCGTTTACCTTGATCTGGATGGTTAATTGCTCCACCAATATTGACCCAATTGTATTTGTGAGCAGTACCTAATACTATTTCACGTGCCATTGTTGAGATACCTGAATGCATTCGGATATCATCACATAACAATAAGATCTTCTTACGTTGATCTTTTTTAATATAACCTGTTTTCATTTATTTGTTTAATTAATTGTTGCTACCTGTAAAGTATGTATCTAATACATTATGAATTTCTTTTTTAAATTCGGAATGAGTCATGTACAAATACATTGATCTTTCTGTTAATTTTTGAATACTAAATTTTGTTCTTACGCATTCTACTTTAAATTCTTCAAATAGTTCACCAGGTAATTTAACGCTGGTTAGAACCATGTTGTCTTTTTTTGCCATAATTTTGTTTTAATATATTACTTATTGTATATAAATATATATAAATCTACAAAGCCATTAGCCCTTAACACAAAGAGAAGTATTGTTTAATGGACACCAATCACATAGTTTAGTTATGTTTTTGTTATGTTCCTTCATGATATATTTACCGTCATTATCAAAACAATTCTTAACAAATTCATTTAAATTATCGCGACTTGTTTTTAATTTGTTTTTACCACTTGCGGGTTTAAATTCTTGTATGCGTTTAGGAAACTCAATAAATTCATTTGGCGTTATCTTGCGTTTTAAAATGAGAAACTCAACGTCAATATTGTCTACGGGGAAGCCATACAACTCAGAGAAAAATTGTTTATATAGCAGTACCTGCGATATTTTTGTTTCGTCTTTTTTATTCCAATCGTTCCAACCTTTAGTTGATGTTTTAATATCGTATATTATTATTTTATCCATGAGCTCGTCATAGATAATTAAATCGATAAATCCCTGAAATAATACGTTTTTGCTGATTTCTTTCTGGATGGGCATTTCAATACCCACTAATTTATGTTTTTTGTTGGTAAAATATACTCTACGCCTTTTCTTAAACCAATTTAAAATAGCAGCACCATCCTCATAAAATTCTCGCATTTCGGCCGCTGTTGAAAAATGTGATCCATTTTTAGTATATTGTGTTTGATATTCATCCACAAATTTGGTTTGAAATATACCAAGTATATCTTCTTTATCAGCAGCAGCGAACGATTGGTTATATCCTACAGTTAAATAATGTTGGAATGCATGATGTATAGCTGTTCCAAACGTCATATTAATGTTAGGTGGTGTTGATATTTTTCTTTCAACATATTGTGTGTACCACCTATGAGGACATTGTGAATATAACTGAAATTGAGAAAAGGAAACATTTTTCTGGTAAGAATAATCTATTTCCTTTGGTGTAAACTTATTTAAGATAAGCTTAGCTGATGTTCTAATAGGATTTCCATTGAAATCCATACTAGGTTGTATTTTTTTAGCCATTGAATTTTTGTCTTATGATTTTTCCTAATTCCATATCGTTTGGAGTGTTTTTAATTAGTTCTTTAATCATAGGTACAAAAGACATTTCTTTTTTAATATACTGAGCAGCATCAAGTAATTCTTCATATAGATGATTCATATAATCATCCTTATTGTTTTGATCTAATGTAGTGTTATACTTGTTAATTCCTCGTTGACTACGAGAAACTAAATCATCAATAACTGCTAGTGTAATTTGATCTTTTAATTCGTTATTTTCCATTTACTTGAGACATTATGTTTGTTAATTCATCTTTAGGAAGCATTCTAATATATTCTTTTGCTTCACGCCCACTTACTTCAAAATACTTTTGTACAGCATCAATTTCTTCTTTTTTATAATCTACTTTATTTTTAGCCTTTATATATTTTAAAAAAACATATTGCTTAGGTATAATATCTTTATATAGATTATATAGATGTTCAGGTTTAATTTGCCAAGTATTCTTCTGTACTATATTTACTACCTCACAGTAATCTTGACTCATACTTAAATATCTGTTGATCATCCAGTTATTCCAACCTTCTTCACCTAGAAATTCTCCCTTCTGAGTGGTAATATTTTTTAAATGATCAAATATATTCATTAGTAGTATCTTGATTCGTCTGAGTATTTATCTTTTTGTGTTTCTGAATTGGTTCTTTTTAATTGTTCTTCTAATGAAGATATATTAGAAGACATTGCCTTAATTTGGCCTTCAGCCATACGTAATCTAACGATTAAACTTTTATTTTCGTCGTTAAGCGTAGATAAACGTTGATTTAACTGAGCATTGCTCTGTTCTAGTTCTTGGTTTGTCATTTTTAATTTTTTTATTCCGAATAAATCAAACATTAGTCTTCTTGTTTAGTTTTAAGTTGCATAGGTAAAAACTCTTCGTTTACGTGCCCACATTTACTACATACAAATACCGGAATTGGTATCAATGCATCTTGTTGTGTTCCTGTTAGAAATCTAGATGCTTTACGAAGTAATGTTCCTTCTACAAATGATGAACTATCACATTTTTCACAAACTACAGCTGTAGTTTTGTCTAAACTTATATTTAATTGTTGTTCCATATTCTTATTTACAATTACATTTATATTTGTTAAAATCTGTACTTGCTGGTTTTTCGTTTTTAAAATAGAAACATAATTTATCTTTAGGTGTTTTTATTTCTTTATAGAATCCTGTTGGTACGTTAGCGCCTGTTGGTAATACATTTTTACCAAAATCTAATTTAATATATACTGATACTTGATTAGTTTTAGCTAATTCTCGTTCATATGCCTCTAATAAACGCCAAGCACCTCTATTTAATGATTCATTTTGTAATGCACAATTAACAAATGAGAATGTTTGTTTTAACATTTCTGTAGTACAATTAAAATCAGCTGCGGGGGCCATATGGCCCTTATCCCATTCATTATTTACATAGTCAGGATTACTTGATGTAATAACTGAACTTTCAGTATAGAAATCCATTCCTTTTCTTGATGCTTTACCATCAGGACACAATACTGTGTATCTAACCCATTTTGGTTGCTCTAATACTTCAGAATATACTGTTTCGTAAATACTTGTTTTAATATAAACAGAATCTCTCAACTGTGCTAATAAAGTTACAGGAGTGATTAGTAATAATAAGATTAATAATTTTTTCATTTTTTAATTATGTTTAATATTTTACCTAATAATGAGGCAATGTTAATTTCTTTATCTGGTACTGAACGAGAACGCCATTGAGTTTCATCTAATTCTACTGTGATTGATGCTTCGTTACCTGCTCCATAAGTACTGATATGTTCAAATAGATATTCAATTAATGGTTGATAATCATCTACTTGAGCATCAGCAATAATTTGTCTCATATCTATCCAACTATTTTTAGTTGGTGCTTTAAGTACATCTAAAATCTTAGTACACCAGAATATGTCTACTGCCGCTAATGTGAATTTATTATCTCTAGTTCCTGCTTGTAAATTCTTAATAACAGAACGAATATCAGGATAATATTGTTTAATTACTTGAGCTACATCTTTTAAATCATAACTAACACCTTCAGCTTCTAAAATATTAGTGCAAACGTGTTTAGCTACTTCACTTTTAGAGGGAGGTGTTAATTTATTAATTTCACAACGTGATTGTAAAGGTTCAATTAAACGTTCAATATAATTACAAGTTAATACAAAACGAGTATTTAATGAATATTCTTCAATAATATTACGTAATGCTGCTTGTGCTGGTTGAGTTAAGAAATCAGCCTCGTCTAATATAACAACTTTAATAGGATTAAATGATGCTGATGATGCGAAGCCCTTTACTTTTTCTCTAATCATATCAATACCATTTTCATCGCTGGCATTTAAATATAAATAGTCACATTTAATATTTTTAACTATTAATTTAGCTAATGTAGTTTTACCTGTGCCTGCTGTACCAGCAAATATAAAATGGGGTATATCATTAGTTTTAATACATTCAGCAATACGATTTTTAATATCCTCGTTACCAATATATTGTTCTAGATTCTCAGATCTAAATTTTTCAATCCAAAGAGTGTGTTTTTTGCTCATATTGTGAATATATAACTTTTATTTTGCCTTTCAAAACTTCCAAATGCTTCTTTGTTCGTGGACTCCAAAAAAACCTTTATTATCTAATAATATTGCCTGAGGGAAATGACTATAGTTAACTTTATCAAACTCTAACCATTCTGTTAATCCAAAAGGGCCAAATGGTTCTAATTTATGTGTAACTAATTGTTTTGTTCGTTCGTATATTTCACCATCATATTTTAATTTGGTTCTTCTTTTGCAATATGCAATACAATTTCCTAATATGTTGGGTTTACTTACTATAAATGGATCATCCATTAATGTATTCTCATTTGTAGATGTTAAGATTAAATCTACAGCAGGAAAATTAAAATCATTTATTATTTTAGCAAATGGTTGTTTCCATGTAATATCAAAATCAGTGTATATTCCTCCAAATTTATGGAGTATAAGATATTTTAATAAATTACACCTACATATAAAGGATAGGGAAGTAAATATATCTTCTAAATCGTATTCTCTTATTAATTGTAAACAATCTTCATTTTTCCATATAGTGAATGAAAACTGTCTATTTAAATCAACACACTTTTTAAAGTTAAGTAAATACTTATTAGGTATATTGTTATTCCCTATCCAAATGTAATGTACATTTTCAATCATCTTACATTCCTAATCCAGCTAATGGATTTGAATCATCTTTTTTATCAGATGGTTTTTCATGAATAACACATTCTGTCATTAATAATGTTACTGCGGCTGCAGCTGCATTTTGTAATGCTGAACGTACTACTTTAGTTGGATCAATAATACCAGATTCGAATGCATCAACTAATTGATTTGCTTCAATATTAGGAACTGCTGATCTAACGTTTGAATCTACATAGATGCTCATTTCCCATTGGCTTGGTTTTTCACCAGCGTTAATTAAGATTTGTTCAAATGGTTTACTACAAGCTTCAAATACAATCTTTTTACCTGTACCAAAATCAGTATTTTCACGTTTTGAAATAGCATTTCTAGCATGTAATAATGCTACACCAGCACCTGGTAGAATACCTTCTTCAAGAGCAGCTTTTGTAGCTTGTAAAGCATCGTCTAAACGATCTTTTTTCTCTTTCATTTCGATTTCTGTACCACCACCTACGTTAATGATTGCAACGCCGCCTACCATTTTGGCTAAACGTTCTTGTAATTTTTCAATTTCGTATGGAGATGATGACTTATCAATTTGTGCTTTTAATTCTAAAATACGAGCCTCAATAATTTCAGTATCTCCTTTACCATCAACTACAGTAGTTGTGTCTTTACCTACAGTTGCAGTACGTGCTTGTCCAAACCAATCTTTATTGAATTTGTCTAACTTCATACCTTTAGTAGATGAAACTACAGTACCACCAGTTAAAGCAGCAATATCTTCTAAGATTAATGTTCTACGGTCTCCAAAATCAGGTGCTTTAACAGCAGCTACTTTTAAAATACCTCTCATTTTATTTACTACTAATGTAGATAATACTTCATCCCCAAAATCTTCAGCAATAACTAATAATGATTTTTGTTGTTGAGATACAGATTCTAAGATAGGTAATAAATCTTTTACTTGACTTATTCTACCATCTACTAATAACAATAATGGTTCAGTTAATACTGAAGACATAGTGTTGTTATCTGTAACAAAATATGGTGATTTATATCCTCTGTCGAATTGTAAACCTTCTACTACTTCAAGTGATGTTTCACCTGAACGTGATTCTTCTACAGTTACAACTCCATCTCTACCTACTTTATCTAATGCTGTAGCAACTAAATTACCAATTTCTTCATCACCATTTGCTGATAATGTAGCAATTTGTTTAATTTGTTTCTCATCAGTAATGTCAGTTGACATTGTTTTTAATTCATCAACTACTTCTTTAACAGCTTGCTCAATTCCACGTTTAACTTGTGTTGCGTTTGTAGAGGCGTATGCTGTTGCTTCTAATGCTTGAATAGCAATTGAATGAGCTAATACAGTTGATGTTGTTGTTCCATCACCAGCAGCGTCTACTGTTTTAGTAGCGGCTTGTTTAATTACTGTAGCGGCCATGTTTTCAATCGGGTCTTCTAATGTAATAGTTTTAGCTACTGAAACACCATCTTTAGTTGATTGAACTTGTCCGTATTCTTTTTCAATTAAAACATTACGACCAAAAGGCCCCATTGTTGTTGAAACTGCTTTATTGACTTTATCAATACCAGCTTTTAATTTTTCTTTTGCTTCTCTGTCGAAAACGATTATCTTACTCATTTATTTTGTTTTATTATTTAGTATACTATGTTAATTATTAATCCTCTAAAATAGCAAATATATCTTGTTCTTTGTAGATAAGATAATCTTCTCCACCTATACTTAGTTTTTGTCCACCAAATGAAGGAAATGATACTTTTTGGCCTACTTCTAATGTGTTTGGGATTAAAGCTCCATTCATGTTGACAATACCAGGTCCTACTGCTACTACTTCGCCCATTAATGGTTTTTCTTTACCAGCATCTGGGACAATAATGTTCCCGTACATGGTTTCTGTTTCGTCTTGTTGTTTGATCACAACGTGGTTGTGCAATGGTTTTATTTTCATAACGTTAATTAATTTGTGTTGTATATAAATATATAATTTTTATTCCTTTCCGATAAGAACGTAAGATACTTTTACTTTTTCTTCATTCTCGAATTCAATCTTTAATACACCTTGTTGACTTATATACAATGTACTGGAAGTAATGTCTTTATTAGCTAATAGTATTTCATTAAATTCATTAATAGGGAATTTACTTTGCGTACCTAATGTTTTTGTTTTAGAAGCTACAATATGAAAACTAATTTTATTAGTATATCCTTCAACACCACCTAAAGTAAACAAGATAACATCATTGTGTAAAGCATCGTAGCTAGGTTCAACTACAAACACTTCAGTATTTAATGCTTTTTTAGCTTTAATAAATTTGTCAATAAATTCTTTGTCAAGAGTAGCTACCATTTCATATTCTGGTTCATCAAATGAAGGAATAATAGGAGTTAACATAGTATCCGCTAAAGCATATTCTAAATTATACTCTGTGTCTGCAATTAGTAATTTATTAGATACTTTACCTTGTTTTTCTACGTTTAATGTAATAAACTGGTCTGTAATATTAAGTAATTTTAGTAGTTGTGATGTATCATATACTCCAAATTCACAATCTTCTAATTCAATATTAGGAGCTGATAGTTCCCCAATTAAATTTTTATTAACTGCTATAAATTTAGAATGTAATGTTTTATCAGTTACACTAATTTTTACACGTTCAACAACACCACCTAAATAGTATTTTTCTATAACGTCAGATAAGTATAATTTTTTCATGTGCTAAATATAATTAATTTGTTTTGCTTTTCAAAGTTAAAATTTAAAGAATCTAGATATTTTTGCATCTAATACAGGGAAATCATTGCCCCACCCAATATCTTCATAAACACCTTTTAATTTATTTAATAATACAGAGTTAAACGCATCTTCTCTATCAACATATTTGTCTATAAAACTAGTAATAAATTCAGGGTCGTTACCATTAAATCCTATTACGTTAATTTCAAATGGATTAGGTTTTAAAGATACATACTTCATCTTATCACCTTCAGTAAAACATGAATATTTTTTATCTAAACGTTTAAATCTAAGGATATCGTTATAATACACAGCGGCTCTAGTATTGATTGGGCATTTTAATTTTAATTCACTAAATATCTCACCAGGCGATGGACGTTTAGCAACATAAGCACTAATTTGTTTTACTCCTGTAGGTTTAGCAATATCAGCCCAAGGTAATTGGTTTAATGATGATTTAAAGTCAATAATACTCTTATCTATTTCTTGTTTAGGTTTACCAGCCATTATTTCAACTAATAGATTTTGTCCAAACTTTTTATATAGTGGTGGCATATTTGATTTCATTAGATCCAATCCCATCATTACCATTTCTTCTACAGGTACACCTTCTTTATTTACGATAGCCATAGCATATCGACGTTTACCAGCAAAATATCCCCTTTCAATAACTACCTCTTGTTTTAACTCAAAATAATGTTCTCTATTATTAGGAATATTAAACGCAGTCATAGCAAATTTACCTATATATTCATTAGATGCTTTTTGAATTTCAGTTGCTAATTCGAGTGTTACTCTAACGCATTCCTCTTTATTATTTAAATCAATACCTTTACTTATTAGTAGATCCTTAACCTGGATAAATAATGAGTCAGTATCTGAAGTAACTACATAGTCTTTATTTTTAGTATTTAATTTATCATTCATCCATTTGTTTACAAACTTAATGGATTCTTGAGTTACTCGTTGTCCTGTTAATGTGATAGCAGATGAAATGATTTTATGTCCATCAGTATATCTCCATCCGTTAATAGCATAGCAACCATAAACGTCATTTAATTTAATTTTATAAGCATGTTGTAATCGATGGTAATGATCACCTAAATTCTTATCTCCTGATTTGTATGATTGAGACATTAATTTTTTATAATGCTTACGTTTATTAAACCAATCTGTTAATACTTCACATACTACAGATGATTTGTCTGTTTGAAATATAGCTCCTGAAGCCGCAGTAACCCAAATATTAGATTCAATCATATTGATTACTTTCCTTACAGGTACTTGATTTCTAGCTAATGTGAAATCGGGTCTTAATTTTTCAATAGTAATTAAATCATTAGGATCCATATTAACTAACTCAGCATATGTCCATTGATTGTCATATTTGTCTGAATTAACAATTCTACCTATTAATGTTTCAATTCCTATATTAAGTGAACGAATAATAGAAGGATATAGTGATGTAAAGTCTAAGTCAATAACCCACTCATATAATCCAGGAATTGGATCTTTTAAATAACCACCAGCATATTCATCATTATTACTGTCTTTTAATAATGGATTTATTGTAGTTGGTTTATTAGGTGATACTATACCTTGACGTTTTAAATATGTTAATATAGCTCCATCATTTAATACTGTTGATAAGTATATTTGTTCGTAGGGTACATGACATAAATGACAGATAGCTACCGTTAAATCAATGAATTTAAGCTTTTTCTCCAATTCAATAATAATCTCAACATCCCTTAGGTTATATTGAATGAATGTGTTTATATCGTCTCTAAATAATTTATCTAGGTTACCTTCATACTCAACTTTACCTAATTTTACATATTTTTCTCCAACATCACCTAATTTATATGATGGTTCTTGTTTAGTTATATATTTTTTAAATAATAACATATAATCTAAATGATTAATACCACCTAATTCAATAGGCTGTGATATATCCCATTCAGTGAAATTTAATTTGCGTAGAGGGGATAAACGAGATGCTTCAGTTTTGCCTAATACATTACACATTCTATAGTACATGTAAGGTACGTCAAAAAATCCACTATTCCATCCTGTAATGATAGTAGGATCTAATTCTTCCCATAGATCTAGGAATTTGGCTAGCATTTCTGCTTCTGTTTTAAATGGAACAACTACTTTATTATCACTGTCGATAGGATCTAGTTGTTGTTTTTCATCTAATATATAACAATAATATTTTTGTGTTGTTTGATCGTAAGCTGAAACCGATGTCATTTTCATCGGTGCTGATTTGATGTATTCTGTAGTTAATGCTCCACCAATTTCACACTCAATATCGAAATAAACTACATTTTGATGTGTTGGTCCATTATCATCGTCTTTATATAAATCGATTAATACTCGAGTTAATTTATCAACGTCTTGTTCATATAATGAAATATCCTTCCAATTATATTTTTTAATTGGAGTAGCACGTTTACCGTCTAGTGTTTCTAGTACACCATCTGGAGCGATTTGATATAATTCAGGGGTATATTTGAAATTATGCCATCCTGTTTTATCATCTCTAATATAATAAGAATAATCTGTTCTGTCGTAATAGGCTGATTGATACATAGCCTAAAGATAATAAAATAATTTTGACTTTCCTAATAGAATTTATTTTATAATTCTTGAACATTTATTATTGGTGCTGTGCTTTCTCCAAATTTAATATTCCCTCCAGAGATTTGGTTTGCTGTTAAATAATAAGTATATGTTCCTGCTGCTGGTGCATCTATATAAGAGAAAGCAAATGGTGAATTTTCACTGGTAGCACTACCTTCAGTATGTACTGTGGCACCTATTGCTGTTGCATCTCTATAAAGTTGTAATTGTGCCCAATAACCAGCACCTGTATTTTCAGCATCACCATATGCTGCAACTCTAACAGGATTACCTGTAGTAGTTATTGAAGCACTTATAATTGATTGTGGGGATGCACTAGCACCTAAAGTAATAAGAGCACCACCTCCGGCTTGTGCATAATTTACTTTTGATCTTAAAGAATATGAAGCTGTTGTAGCCAATGATGCTGTTCCTAATAGTGAACCTGTAATGCTACCATTCACATTTAGTGATCCTGTAATACTTACAGTAGTAGATGTAACATCCATTATATTTGATCTAGCTCCTGAACTGGTTCCTTTACCTATAATAAATAAAGATGCAGTATTTACTAAATTGTATCTACCTAATACTGTTTGGTATGATCCAGATGCTATAGTAAATTGACCACTAGCATGAGAATAATCTCCTGATGCTATTGTGTTTGCTCCTTCAGCATGTGATCCTATTCCTGATGCCCTAGTATTTGATCCCTCAGCATGTGAATGTGATCCTGTTGCTCTAGTATTGTTTCCTTCAGCATGTGAATATAATCCAGATGCTATAGCATTAGCTCCTTCAGCATGTGAATAATCACCTGATGCTGTTGTATAATAACCTTCAGAGTGTGATGTACTTCCTGATGCTAGAGTAAATTCACCCTCAGCATGTGAATTTGAACCGGATGCTGTTGAGCTTAATCCTTCAGCATGAGAGTAATCTCCGGATGCTGTAGTAAAAGCTCCTTCAGCGTGTGATGCATTTCCTAAAGTTATAGTACTTTCTCCTTCAGCATGTGAATATGATCCTGATGATACAGATTGAATTCCTTCAGCATGAGAATAATTTAGTGACGCTGTAGTAAAATAACCTTCAGCATGTGAATTTGACCCTAAAGCCATAGTAGAATTTCCTTCAGCGTGTGATGCATTTCCTACTGCTCTAGTAGTAGTTCCTTCAGCGTGTGAATATTGTCCTAAAGATATAGCACCTTGTCCTTCAGCATGTGAATGACTTCCTGATGCTATTGCACTTGATCCTTCAGCGTGTGATGCATTTCCTACTGCTCTAGTACTCTGCCCTTCAGCATGTGAATATGACCCTGATGCTCTAGTGCCTAATCCTTCAGCGTGTGAATGTGACCCAGAAGCTGTAGTGCTTGATCCTTCAGCGTGTGAATAATCTCCTAAAGCTGTAGTGCTTGATCCTTCAGCGTGTGAATAGTCTCCTAAAGCTGTATTATTGTTTCCTTCAGCGTGAGAATAATTTCCTGTTGCTCTAGTACTGTATCCTTCAGCGTGAGATGAATCTCCTAATGCTATTGTATTGTCTCCTTCAGCGTGTGAGTTTGATCCTGAGGCTATAGTATAATTTCCTTCAGCATGTGAATTTGACCCAGAAGCTAATGCCCCAAATCCTTCAGCATGTGACCAATCTCCTAATGCTGTAGCATAGCTACCCTCAGCATGTGACCATCGTCCAGTTGTTAGAGTATAATTACCCTCAGCATGTGAATATGATCCTGATGTTACAGTGTTTGATCCTTCAGCGTGTGATGATACTCCTAAAGTTGTATTGTTGTTTCCTTCAGCGTGAGAATGGTTTCCTATTGCTTCTGTACTGTAACCTTCAGCGTGTGAATAGTCTCCTAATGCTGTAGTAGTATTTCCTTCAGCGTGTGAATATGATCCTGATGATATTGTGTAATTTCCTTCAGCATGTGAATATGATCCTGAAGCTAATGCCCCAAATCCTTCAGCATGAGAGTAATCACCCGATGCTGTAGTATAAAATCCTTCAACGTGTGACCATAACCCAATTGTTAGAGTATAATTACCCTCAGCATGTGAATAATCACCCGATGCTGTTGTGTCTGATCCCTCAGCGTGTGATGATACTCCTGATGCTAATGTAGAATTACCATTTTGTAGTGATCCACTAATAGATACTTTTTGTACTAATTGATTTACATATGAAGCAGAAGCTGCTGTTCTTATGTAGGATGCTGTTGTAGCTAAAGATGCTGTTGCGGCGTATGATGCTGAAATAGCATTTGTAATACTTCCACTCCAGTATGAAGCAGATACGGCATTTCTTATATATGATGCTGTTGTAGCTAGTGACGCTGTTCCTAGTAATGAACCGGTAATACTACCACTTACTCTTAATGATCCTGTTATAGTTTGGTTTCCTATAAAATTATTTGAACCTGTAGTTGCAAATGATCCTGTAGATATTGATACTGCGTTTAAGGCAAATGATGCTGTTAAAGCATTTGAAGCATACGATGATGTTCCAAATAATGACCCAGTAATACCATTAGATACATTTAATGATCCTGATAGACTACTGCTACCAGTTACTTGTAAACTACCTGTTATCCTAGTAGTACCTATTAATAATTGAGTGTCGTTTATAGCATCACCTAACTGGTTAGACCCAGAAGTGTAAATTATACTGGATGTTATAGTTTGTACTATAAGTGTTTGAGCAGTTAAAGTGCCAGCTACTGTAAAATTGTTTGCGTATGATGCTGTTGTAGCATATGAAGCACTTAAAGCATTTATAGCGTATGATGATGTTCCTTGTAATGAACCTGTAATACCACTGTTTACAGTTAATTTATTAGTAATGGTAACACCTGAGCTTGATATTATTAAGGTAGGGTTTGCGTAATTGGCATTTGTATAGATTTGAAGTGGTTTATTAACCTCTGTTCCTATATTTGCTTCACCAGTAATATCTACCCAACCCGCTAATACTGATTGAGTAGGATTATAAGTATCATTATATATTCCAAAAGCCCAAGGTTCAGCATTGGCTCCATGTATTTGTAATATAGTATTTATTCCTGATCCTGAAATTATTTGGTTACCATAGAATAAATTTGAGCCTGTAGTAGCAGCATTTAATGCTAATCCCTCTAAATAAACTAAGTTATCATCCCCTTCTGCGAATGTTAATGGTGAACCTTTTACTAATCTTTTTACTAATGCCATTTTTATAATTATTCGTTACCGTAGTAGGTTGAATTGTTTTCTACATCATAATACCCTAAACCATTTACTACTTCATAGTACGATGCTGCTTGCCCAGTAGTTCCTGTTGCAAACGTACCTGTGAATTTTCCTTCTTCAACAAAATTAACACCATTTACTGTCCAGTTAGCTGGGCGTATGTATTGTTTTAATGCAGACGCTGGTGCTTTACTGCCGTAGCTAGAGCGTTTCATTTTGATTATGAGGGGTTAGGATTTGAGTCAACTGTACTATTAACTACACATACTGCTCCTTGGACTTCAACATGAAAATAAACAGGGTTATCTAGTGGAGCTGAATTATCATTGGTTAATCTTATTGCAAATCTACCATTTGTGTCTGTTACAGCATGATTTATTGATCCAGAATTAATAGATACAATATTACTACCTGAAACTACTGTATATGTATTGTTTGCTATTACACTAGCAGCACCATATTGGGTTCCACTTGTCCACCAATGAACTACTTGTCTTTGATTAGTTAATGCAGTTCCATTATTTTTAGTTAAACTAACTGTAAATGATCTAGCACCTGTATCACCACTTATTGCTATACTACAGCTAACTATACCTGTATTTATAATACTACCTGTAACTGTTAATGTATTTAATACAGAAGCGGTGGCTGCTGTTAATGTATTTAATACAGAAGCGGTAGCTGCTGTTAATGTATTTGTAGTTAATGTTGTAATATTAGCTGTTGAGCTACTTACGTTTGATGATACAGTTAATGATCCTATTAATTCAGTATCAGCACCAATATACACATAATCACTATCTGTACTTACTCTAAAAGGTGTAGCATCACTTTCATTATTATATATAACAAAAGCATTTGGGTTTGCTCCAGGGCTTATCATTATGCTATTTCCGCTTTGATATATAAGACTTGTACTAACAGCATTGGAGCCACTAAATACAGCCATGTATCCGCTAGAACCAGTTACTTTTCCATCTAAATAAATTAAGTTATCATCCATCTCCGCATATGTTAGCGAAGAGCCTTTGGCGTTTGGACCAACTTGACGTGTAATTATACCCATATATTGATTATTTACATATAAATATGTAAAATAGCAAAAAGGGCTCGGGAAGAATCCCGAACCCTATAAACTAAAACAATAAAAACTAGTAATTTGTCTTACCTTGGAATTGACCGTTGTACAATTCTTGTGGAATTGGATTGGTAATCATGTAAAATTGACAAACGCGAGCATTTTCTTCGATGAATATAGTTTCTGCGTTTAAAAACATTGTAGTACCCATTTCTCTAGTTTCAAATCCTGGGTCCCAAATTGGGGAATTAATTTTTGCACCGCCTCTATAGATTGAAGAACGCGATGTAATAAAACCAGTAGCGTTAGCTGGAATCTTAACACCTTCATTAAATGTTAGTGCATAAGTACCACTTTCTAAGCGCCACATTTTTCTACCTTCAATGTTTGTAAGTTCAACATTAGTAAATAATTCAGGGTTAACTACGGTTTTTTCTTGAAACACCATAACTCCACCAATTATTTTTTCGATTTTTTTAACTGATAAATCAATACCTACTTGATTTACTTTATGGTAATTCGTACCATTCATTTCCATATACTGGAATACTTGATGTCCTGTTAGCAACATATTTTTAATTTTAACATTTCTAATACTTCAATTTTAGCTGTTCTTGTGTGGTCAGCAAACACACCTGATACTTCACTAGTAACCATACTAGCGCCTTGATGTTTAACGCCTCTGCAAGATACACATTGGTGACCTGCATGAACTACAACCATCACTCCAATATTACCTTCACAAATTTCATTAATTGCATTGTGAATAGCTACTGTTAATTGTTCTTGAATTGCACCTCTACGTCCAAAGTGTTCTACAATACGATTTAATTTACTTAAACCAATTACTTTACCATCAACTCCAGGAATATAAGCAATATGAACATTACCTAAGATAGCTTGGTGATGATGAGAACACATACTTGTTACTGGAATGTCTCGTTCTAAAACAATACCATTGTATCCATCACTAGGGAATGCTGTAATTTCAGTTGGTATTTCATATCTACCTCTCCATAAGTCATTTACATATGCCTTAGATACACGACGAGGTGTTTCCATACTGTTTGGGTCATTTTCCCAATCTACACCTAATGCAGTTAAAAATTTACCATATGCTTTTTCAGCGTTAGTAATAATTTTTTTCTTTTCTTTGTCATTTAAAGAACGATGTTGTCCTTTATTAATTAGGTCTTTTAATTGCAATGAAATACCATTTGCAAAACCTGCTTGTGCTGTCTCTAATTTTTCAATATCAGCTGTTTTACGTCTTTTATTTTCCATAATTTAAATTTACTCAACTTCTGTTAAATCTCCAAGTATATAAGGAAGATTTCTTCCTAAACCTTTTTCATTGTCTAATCCATAACCATGGATCCATGTTTCATCTTTTAATTCAATACCATGCGCTACAGGCCATTCATTATCATAGCGTTTAAACAATACAATAGGTGTGATTGAACGTGGTTTGTGTCTATGAGATAAATGCTTAATAAGCGCCTTCATTGTATTGCCTGAATCTAGAATATCATCTATAATGTAGATATTTTTACCATCAATATTTGATTCAATATCTTTAAGTATTTTAATATCATACTGTTCTCTACCCTCATATGATTTAACTCTAATAAAATCGATTTCACAATCCATTTTTATTTCCTTAACTAAATCAGTAAAGAACATAAATGCTCCATTTAAAACACAGATCATTACTGGTGGTGATGGGTGTTTTTGTTCTGTAATATGTTTGGCTATTTTTTTTACAGCAGTATCTAATGCTGATGTTCCAAATAGTATTCTCATAACTACACTCCTCTCTTTTGTCCGTAAGCTATAATATGATCTCTACCAGTCCAGTTATAACCTTCTCTAGTACACATTTCAATTGAAATTGGATACATTCTAGTTAATTCTTCTGCTGTATCACCAGCGGGCATAATCCATGTTTTGTTTTTAGGGATACCTAATTCAACTCTAAATGCTTCAATTTCAGCTAAGTTTTCTTCTGTACCATCCCATACTGGTTTTAAATGATAATCAGAATGAAATTCGATCATTTTTTTAATTTCAGGAATGTTAAGACGGTATTTGTTATGTTGGTCCACAAACTTTTGATCCACTTCTTTCCCAAGTGGAGTAAGAATCCCAACCCTAGGAACGCTATTGCTAAACTTAGGACTAATAGATAAGAGACCGATAGGAAAATCAGTCTCAACAAAGTGACTACCTTCAGTTTCCATAGTGATGAGAATACCTCTTTCATTTGCAAAATGTGTTAATTCGTTTACTAATACTGGATGCATTGTAGGTGCACCACCTGTTAACATCATTTCTTTAATGTGAGGATTTTCATCATACATTTTAACGATGTCATTAAATGTAAATTTACCTTTTTCAGGATGAATACTTGTGTACCAAGAATCACACCATCCACCTTCACCAAACCAACATCTGTGAGTACAGCCTGTTGTTCTAATAGCTACTGTAGGTCTTCCTTGTCTACTGCCTTCGCTTTGTACACAAGGATAAATTTCAATTACTTGAATTTTTTTATTGTAATCAGATATGCGCTCCATATTTTATTGTTTGTTGTTTAAATAGAAAATACCCCCTATGTAAAATAGAGGGTATTGGGTTTTTGCTTAAGCAGCTACTTGGCTGTTTTTCAATCTACGTCTAGAAATGTTATACATTGCGTTTGCTAAGGTATCCGTAACATTACGGTGACCATTTAAAACGTTAGTAACGTGAGAGGTTGAGTATCCACTCATCTCTGCTAATCTAGCAGAATCACCATCTCTTCTTCTAGCACTGTAGAATGCTTGTTTTGCTGTGCGATTTAATTTCATAACTTTTTTATTTTATTTGTTGTTTGAATTTAATAAACTATTTTTGCCTTTCCAAATTTATTATACTAACTCTTCTATAATACCAATTAACTCACTTAATACAAGTATAATAGCTCCTATAGCTAAGTTAAAAGGTAAAGTAATATAACCTGCTATTCTAATTCCTGATTTAAAGAAACTAACACGTTGGTGTAATTTAGGATCAGGAAGTTTATTAAAGTCAATTTCCTTATGTGATTCTTTTCCCACATTCATTTTATGTTGTTTTCTATTTTTCATGACTTTCTAATACTTTAGTTACTTCATTTACTACGTGTTCCCATGTCACTAGACCTGTCTCGTCTTCATATTGAACTGGATCTGGGCGACCTAATTTAATAAATGCTTCAACACGTTCAACTGATGATGCTGATTTATAATCTGAGTTGCCTGACGGGTATGGCTTATAAGACGTATTAGTTCGGCTATATACTGCGTTAAAATCAAGGCCTAGTATTTTGCAACACTTAGCGCCATCCTCTAATATAGTGTATTTATCACCTTCTAAATACGGAGTATAATATGTTACTTTCTCAGCACCCCAATTACCAGCTTTAAACGCTTCATAATCGATATCACGAAACTCTTGTCTACAGTCAGGATATATAGCATGGTCACCTGCGTGTATACCCATAGCAATTACACATTCAGTATTCTTTTGTTCAGCAACTGATAATGCAACTGCTTGAATAATTGAACTAAATATTTTATTACGATTAGGCACTACAGTTGCTTTCATATTTTCTTCAGCATAATGACCTTCAGGTACTTCTGAACCACCAGATACTAATGATGAATTTAATAATTGAGATAAACCATCTAAAGTAATTACTTGATGTTTAACTTCACATCCACCATAACAGTTATTTTCTGTACATTGTGAATTTAAATAGCTAACTAAATCTTTAGCTCGTTCTAATTCGACATTGTGTTTTTGACCATAGTCAAAGGATAATGATGTTACTTCATAGCCATTGGCGAGTAGATGAAGCAGTAAGCTAGAGCTATCCATTCCTCCGCTTAGTGATAATACTGCTTGTTTTTTCATTTTATTTATTCTTCTAAAAAGTTAATTTCTGGTTGAGTTGAATCTACATCCATATATGGATCATTCCATTCATCGCTAAAATCTTCCCAAAATGTATCAGGATCACTAATATATAGTGCTAATTCATCTTCACTTAATTCGTACTCATAAATGTAATGAGTAGTTTCAATTTTTTGTAATTTTGCCATTTGTTTTTTTTATAATATAACCATTTTTTCGTGCCCTACCACTATTGTAGGATCAATCCAGACATCAAAGCCTTTTTCTTTAATCATTCTACAGAAGGCTACGTCTTCCATTGAGAAATCTCTAATAATCTTTCCATCTGTTTCATATTCAGTCCACATTGGTTGAAACCAAGGATATTCTAAAGATTCAAATACGCCTTTCTTCATTAGTATCCATCCAAATCCTGTATAGTCAGCTTTAAATAAATCTTTCTTCTTAGATAGTATCTCTCTGTTTACGAATTGCATATGTCCATTCTTTTGAAAGAACTCATCATCCCAATTTTCAACTGTAGCATAATGGGTATTGTCAGCCATCATATACAAACCTGATGAAATATCTTTATCGTTGTCTATTAACTTAAAGAATTGATCGGGTGTGAATACAATGTCTGAATCAATCCACATTATATAATCATAATCTAGTTTACCTTGGAATGGTACCTGTTTGATACCTGCTAAGTTATCTCCTCCTAAGCACATATTACGAACGTAATATAGTAAGGGTGAGTATTGTTGAGACATTATAGGTTGAATACCTTGCGATAAGCAAGCGTATACTAACTCAGTCCAACATGATAGAAATCTACCACTAAACTCTCTTCCAGGTAAACAGAATACGATTTTTTTCATTTTAGAATGTTACTGTATAGATTGTTCTAATAGATAAATCTTCAGCTTTATACTTAGCTAAGTCTTTATCTCTAGCTACTTCAAATTCTACTGATTGATTGTTTTTAGTTTGAATCCACATTTCTTTAATGAATTCAGTTGATGTAATTTCGTTTTTGTCATTACGTGTTACTTTGAACACTGCTACTTTGTTTTGCATAATTGCGTTTTGGTTAATTGATGAAATTGTTAAATTTGATGTTGTTAAATTTGGTACTGTAAAACTAGAAATATCACCACCACTAATATATGTACCTGATGATATTGTTCCTGTACTTGGTTGAAAGTACGCTGTTCCTGTTGTTGTACCTGAATGTCCCAATGTTGTAGTACATGATGTGAGTGTTTGTGCCATGTTGTTGTTTAATTTATTTTATAAATTTTTTAAATTTGTGAATATTGTGAGTTAAATGTCCAATTTGCTTTGACCAATCACCTTCCATAAATTCTTCAATTTTGTTTTTAGGTTTAGTTAATAAACCATAATCTTCATATGGTATCTCTAAAATACCATTTATAATTGGAGATGATGTATCTACAGATTTAATAAATGCAAATTCTGGTTCTCTATAATACATGAATTCTTGTGGTAATGATGCTCCTAATAAGTGGACATAATGGCTATCTTTAATGATTTTTTCTTTATATAGTCTTGAAATTATATAAATTCTATTCATCATTTGATTTACTAATAGATTTGGATGGTATCCATCATGTTGATAATATATAGATGAATGATTAAATGCAAAGTGTGTATATCCTAAAGCAGCACATTGGTTGTATAGATTCATAAAATCACCTAAAGTATGCCCTTGCATTACTACCATCAATTCAGTTTCTTTAGGTAGTTGTTCTTTAATTACATTCATCCAATACTTAGCATTTCTGTGGGTAAGTGCTGTGTCATTCCATTCATCAGGAACAATAAAGATATCTGGTTTAATTAGATTAATTTTTTCAATTAAATCTTTTTCAGTGTGAGTTACACCTTCAAACAAACCATTATCCATGATAACAAAACGCTTTTGAGGCAATGTTTGTCCTTCTAAAAAATATTCTTTGTATTCTTCATGTTTATCTAATAAGTGAGGTAAACAATAATCGTAATCATTAAATAATCTACTTGATTTTAATAATGATAAAGGAACTTCATGACTAATTTTCATATTATTCTGCTTCAAATATTGATGAATTTTTACCGTGTTCGAAACACTCTACTTTAATTACTTTACATCTAGCACCATCTGTATTAGATAATACTTCGTTAAATTTATCTGATACTAATTTAGCTAATGACTCACAGCCCATTTTATCCATTAAATGAACTTTAGCTAATCCCATTTGTTCCATTTGTACAAATATATCAGCATACGGATCATCTTTTTCAATTAATACTGTATGATCCCACATATGGTCCATCCAATCTTTTAATCCGTTTCCTACTGGTTTAGTTTTAAATCCTCCAAAGTCAACAATCCAATTCATTTCATCTAATTGCTTGTCTAGATCTGGTTGGTTAGATGCGAACCATACTTTGAAGTAGATTCCATAACCATGTAATAATTGACAGTGTGAATGCTGTGCTTTCCATTGTCTAATCGCAACTGAATAGTTGTCGAATGTTTTTGTTGAGATGTATCTTGCCATATTGTTTTAAATATAAAATATTAATTTTGATTTTCCAAATCTTGTTTTAATTCAGTAGCTACATACAATGCATTAGCATAGTTAACGCCTAGTTTTTCTATTACTTTTTGAGCTGTCATAGCATCTGTACTGAACATTTCTCTATTGTTTGCTACTCTATATTGATGTAAATGATCATGAACTTCTTTCTCTAAATAACGAGAGCCATAACATTTAAATTTAAATACTGGTATCCAAGGTGTAGGAACGCCAGTAGCAGCATTGATTTCTTTAGCACGTTCTTCTACTGTATTAGTAGTCATTCCTACTTTAACCATACCATGCATAGATACATTAACTAAAACATATATCCATTCTGGTTTACGGATAGCACCTGAAGGGTCTAGTATTGGTTCATGAAGATAAATTACATCTTCCCATCCGTCTCCACTTGGGTATTTAGGATCAATGCTTGGTACTCTAGTATAGTGAGTGGCAGTATGTCCCATGTTTTTTGGTGCTTGAATATACATCCAAGCATCTTCAGAACTAACGTATAAACGTTTTTTACTCATTATCTTCTTCTTTAGGAACCTTAATTATAGAACCCAATATTTCTTCTAATCTATTGGTTAGTTCTAAGGCTTTAGCTTGTAGTTCAACGGCAGACATTTGGTCTTTCATATTACTTAGCTCTTCAGCCTCTTTTTTCATCTTATTTAACTCTTCTAAATTCATATGTTTAAATTTAATAAATTCTGTTTTAAGTTCCAAATTTCCTTTTAAGTGTTTTGGGATATAAGGACAGTTCCTACACCCATTCCCACAACATTGACCACGTTGAATGTGAAAAAGGGTGGTAAAAACCACCCTATCTCCTTCTTTATAGTAATGTATATTTTCTACTAAACTACTTCGCATGCCCCACCTGCACAAGCTGCTTGATCCATTAATGCTGTCATGTCATCCATTTCTACTACTTTAGATAAATCTAATAAGTGTAAATGTTGAACTCTATCATTAAATGTAGCCTCATCAATTGATTCGAATGGTGCTTGAGTATATGTACCTAAATCTTCAGGCAAGAATGATAATGCAGTGAAATACTGTTTATTTTCCCATAACCACTCTCCTACTGGTTCCCACTCATCTTGTTTGATATTTACTGTAGCTGAAACGTTATGCATGTTAGATCCTTTCTTATGTCCTGGTTTAATCCATTCTTTATTGAATTTCTTAATACGCTCTAATAATTCGAATGCTGTTTCTTTAGTACGAGTAATAGCGCCTTCTGGTGCACGTTGAGGAATAGTTACAATCGCTTGAATATGTGGTTTGAAGAAATCATCTTCTAATAATTCTGGGTGATTAATTGCTAAGTAAGTATATAATGCTTCGTTTTTACCTAAGCGAATTCTTCTTAAATAGAAATCATCGTGCCATGCGTGGATACCACTTGAAGTTCCTAATACTAATGATGTAGTACCTGATGGTTTAACTGTAGTGATACGAGCTGCTTTATTGATTTTGATTACATCTGCTACTCTAGCATTTTCTTCAACAGCTATTTTAGCTGCTTCTTTTAAACTATATTTAAATACAGTTCCTGAAGCGATACCTGTCATTCCGATACCTAATAATGCTTCTTTTTCTGTTGTTTTTTTCCAAACATCTCTTAAATAATGGAAATCAGTATATGATGCTTGTAATGTTCCAATGAACGCTGCTGCTTTAACTCTTTCATTTAAATCTTCTTGTGATTCAATTGTTGAAGCATTTACTTCACATAAATTACAGAATTGATTTGGCTTTAAGTTAATTTCAGCACATGGGTTAGTACCAGCGTCTTTATCGTTTGAGAAAATAAATCCTGGTTCTCCACTGTTACTTAATTCAATTTTCTTCCATAATCCTAAAAATACATCTTTTTCAATTTTAGAATTAATTAATACTGCTGTATTGTTTGCTCTACCGCGTTGAGGATTTTCTTCCCACCAGTTACCAAACTTACAAGTCAACATATTTTCATCATCTAAATTAAATAAAGCGATTAATGCTGCTCTTCTAATACCGCCTGATAATACAGCGTCTGCTAAATGGCAAATAATATCGTGACATTCTACTGATGTTAATTTCTCTCCATCTGTTTTTCTATCTAATATTGATTGTACGTGGATTAAAGCAATTTTTAATGGCTCTGGACCTGGTGCTTTACCACCTACAGTAATCAATGATGCACCTTTAGGACGAATATCTCTAAAGTCAAATAATGGCGCTGGTCCTCCTCTTAGGTAGGCTTTCATTAATACTTTAACTGCGTCAGCCCATCCTTCAATTGAATCACCAACTAAATATCTTTTAGATTTTAATGGTTTTCTAACTTCAGGTAATTTCTCAATATGATGTTGTTGTACTGAATAGCCTACTCCACATCCTGAAAGTAATAAGAACATAATTTCAGAAAATGATGCTAAATCATCGATTGGTAAATAAGAGCAGTTAAATACTCTTGTGTTGTTAATTTCAATTGGCTTTCCAGCGAATTGCATTGAACGCATAGAAGGTAATACTTTTTTGTCATAAACAAATTTATAGGCCCATTCTATTTCTTCACTTAATTGAGGGAATTTCTTTAAATGCATTGACTTATTTCTGTCAACTAATTCACCCCATACTTCTCTTCTTTGTTTTTCTGGATTATACTTCGCGTACTTAAGGTAGGTAGTAATATCCGACAAAATGCTTTGTTCTACGTTCATTTTAATAATAGTTTTTAATTTTTAGGAATATTGTTTGATCAAATTGGCGATAACCTGTTTTGGTTGTACACCTGAAAAACGATGTACTTCTTGTCCATTTTTTAGGAACATAACCGTTGGTACTCCACGCACATTTGATATTTTGGCTTCTTCTGCATTTTGATCTACGTCTACAGTAATGAAGCTAACATTACTGTTTTCGTTTTGTAATTCTGCCATTATTGGCGATAGCATTTGACATGGTCCACACCATGAAGCTGTATATCTTTTTATAACTAACATATGATTTTTTTTTGCGTGTTAATAAATATTATTCTTGCTGGTAAGATAAGAATTTACTTCGGAGAAGGTACTTGTCTTCTTCACCAACATTGGAATATTGGTTTACTTGCTTATTTGCACCTTTTACTTCAGAGGTATCGTCATCATCCATTGGTGTATCGTATATATCAATATACCCATTTGATGTATCTATTTTAGAACCGAATGTTAATCCATCTGCTCCATAACGATTCTTAATAAAATGCCAATTACCTGTTCCGTTTACTTTATCTTTTCTACCACGAGCTAAGGATATAATTATATCACCAATCATGATTTTGTCATATGAACCAGCTGCGTTTTCAGCTTGTAATATACCTTTATCAGCTCCTGTTCTATTCGCTTGTGAAGGCGAAACAACTGGTATGCCTAATTGTTTGGCTAAGCCTTTAACTTCAGTATATACGTCGTCGATTTCTTCTTTACGCTCTTTTCTACTCTTAGTACGTAGTAAATCTAAATAGTCAATAATAATTAAATCCGGTTTAAATTCGTTTTGATGTTCTAATTGTTGAATGTGAGATTCAATTGTATCCAACGACGCTCTTTTAGGAGCGTACTCTTTAATGACTATCTTTCCTTTGAGTTGATTAACGGCTTGTTCGACGTCTTTACGGTGCTTATCTAGTTGATCTACCGGTATTCCTGATAGTACAGCATCGTATCGTTTACCTACATAACCTTCGGATAATTCTAATGTATAATGCAATACATTATATCCCAGTGCTGCCGCGTAAGCACCCATAGCAATAACGCCCCATGATTTACCTCCGCCCGGATTACCGAATACTAATACTAAATCGCCTTTACCATAACCGCCTTGTGTTAGATCATTAAATACTTTCCAGGGAAACGGTACTGCATTACGATCATCCTTACGATAACGTGACTCAACATCAGCTTCATATATGTGGCCTATATTTTTATCTTCAGCCGCTTTTAATGCATGGTTAATTAGTTGTCTAATACCATCATAATCTCCTAAATTAAGCAAATCAACTGATGTCATAATTGCTTTTTTCATTTGTTGATTTTGACAGAAACTAGCGAATTCTGTTTCAACCCACTCTAAATCACTAGAATCAGCTGATTTATATGCCTCACGTACTGCATCTACTAATGAAATGCGTAATATCTCATTATCCATTTTTTTAATTTCAATGGATAGTGTTTCTGCTGTTGGATAAGTGTGATATGTTTGAAAATACTTTGATATATATTCAACTATCCACTTATGAGATGGACTTTCAAAATATTCACTGTCTAATGAGTCAGCAATATTTAATAAAAATTCACGTTGAGTTAGTAACGCTCCTAATACCTTGATCTGAAATACTGTTCCGTAACTCTGGAGCTTATTTAATGTTGTCATATAACCTATTTGTTTTAAAAATACTAAAAGCTGTCTAGCCCTCCAAAAATTTGATTAATCCAATTTGTTGTGTTTGGAATTGATTCACCTAATTTGTCAGCTAAATACATCTGCATAAATACATGCTTATTTAAACTATAAGAATTGTTAAAACTAGCTTTAATCTCATCTTGATTTCCTTCTGATAGAGGTATAGTTTGTAAATCCATTAATTGTCTATTAATATTCAATTGATGACTTCTTTCTATAACCGAAGCATATAATTCATGCTCATTTACTTTTTCAGCAGAATAAGATAATATTTCATTTAATTCTATTTTTCTATCTTCTAGCAGATTAGGAAATAATTTGATTAATTTTTTAGGTCCTAACCCTAATATACCAGGTAAATTATCCGAAGCATCTCCCATTAACATTTTATAGTTAATAAAGTTATAATGGCTAACCCCAAATTCTTCTAATATATCTTTTGGTTGATATATTTTTTTCTTTGTAGGTGAATATACTTGGGTTTTAGGGCTAAGTAACTGTAAGAAGTCTTTATCAGACGACATTAATGTTACTTGTTTAGTTACTGGAAATTTTTCAAATTTAACTGCTAGATATCCCATAACATCATCTGCCTCAATTCCATCTATACAGATTATTGAGATAGGTAAACATTGTAGATATTGGATTAATCTACCCATTTGGTTATTGATGGATTCTGCTTCTTCTTCCTTATTGCTAAATATATTATAATTAGTCATTCGACTTTTATTTCTATTTGCTTTATAGTCAGGATATAAGTTTCGCTTATTATTTGAACCACCAATACCATCAAATACGATGACCACTTTAGTAGGATCTATTGTACGTATAGCATACCCTAATGATTTAAGAAACCCAGTGAGCCCACCAATGTGGGCTCCATCTGGATTAATGTGGTTAATCATTGTAAAACTTCTCAAGAATGTATTTAAACCATCAATTATTAAAATTGAATCTTGAGCATTACGGGGTGTGTTATTTATACTAGATAATATGTCTGAGTATTTATTCTTCATTGTCTATTTCAATTATAGGAGATATGTTTCTACTTTCTTCCCATTCGCTTGCATCTTCTATAATTTTAATTTCACCTACTCCTGCATCTTCAGAGAACCAATTATCAGAATTTTTCTTCTTGTAATTGTTAATTGCAGTATCAGTATCATCAATGAATCCATGAGGTGTTACAATTACTGTTGAGCGTGTTGCTACACCTTCATCAATATGAATCTTATCTATTGCTATCTTTGTACGTTTAGCAAATTCAACATTTTTCTTATTCTTAACGGCTTTAAGTTTTGAAGTACCACTATTAGTAACATTACCAAATGTAATAACTAACGAGGCATCCCAATACATTGTATTACCACCTTTATTAGTCATCCTAGGTTGACTCATAGGACTTTCTGGTGGTTGTACTCCGGTTTTATTAATAACGAATAATGTATTAGTGTACGGATAATTTTCTTTTCGAGACATTGGAAATTTCTGATTGATAAAATTACCAAACTGAGTTGCCATAGCTCCTGCATTCCACATTGGGTTGTTTTTACCTTGTTCAACGCTCATATTACATGGAATTGAACCAACTGAATCCCATAAGAATAATAGATCATAAGGTAATTTACCTTTAGCTTGTTCACTTAATAGATCAGCAATAAATGCTGCTACGTCTTCAATTGTATTTAAAGAACTTCTATCTACATAAATGAAAAACCCTTTATAATCCATTATTTCACCTGTTTCTTCATCTACTGTTTCTTCAAGTTGGAATCCCATTTTTCTAGCATGTTGGAAATCCCATTTCATTTCAGTAATGATAAACACAGGTAAAATACCCATCTTTTGAGCTTCAATAGCTGCCTCTATCATTAACGTAGTTTTACCTGTATCAGAACCACCTCTAGAAATAGTGATATGTCCCATAGGTACACCTTGTAATGATAGGGCATTTTGAACAGCAGGAGAAAACGGAATCCATCTCTGTTTTTTAAATTTTACAGACTGATCTAAAAATTTAGATTTTTTGAAAGCATTTATATCAAATGTTTTCTTTAAGCTGTCTGATATTACAGACGTTAAGGTTTCCTGTTTCTTTCCCATGATTATTCGTCAAATAAGCTATCAAATTTATCCGCGTGGCTTTTCTTAGCCGCATCTGTCTCTAATGAATACGCTGGTGTTGGTGCTGTTGCGCCTTTTTCCCAAGGTAAATCACCTGCTGTTTCTTCTTCTTCATCTGTTGCTGATGCTACAGGTGTTTCTGATTCTTCAGCTGTTTCTTCTGGATTCAACCATTTATTTAACACTTCTTGTAAATCTTCAAATGCATAGTGTTTGTTAATAGCTAAAATATCAGGTTGTTCTTCTAATAATTTTTCTACTAATGCACCATCTTCTGAAATAGGTGTTGTTTTAGGTTTAACACGAAGATTACATTTAACTACTTTTCTATTTGCTACTGTATCTTCAACAGCATCAATTGTGAAATCACGACCTTCTGAAATGTCTGTGTAATCACCATAGTCTTCGTCTGCAGCAATACCTAATAATTGCTCATACGTTAATTTACCAAATTCCCATAAACGGGCACCTTTATCTTCTTCTCCACGTACGATTACAGGAGCGAAATAACGGATTTTTGGTTCAATCTTTTTAGCTAATTGCCAATCTTCTTTATCAGATGATTTGCGTAATTGTTTAGTGAACTCTACAATAGGATCTTTTTCGCCCCAATTAGTCAATGCTAAGATTGGACCTTTAGAGAACCCATAGTGAAGATAAATCTCACGAAACGGATTAGCTTTGTCGAATTTTGAAGGTAAAATACGCACTTGGTACTTACCTGGTTTTGGTTTCCAAAAGATTTTGGAATAGTCGGTCTTCTCACGGGGTTTGCCCTTTGTTTGTGAATCCGCTAACTTTTGTTTGATTAGTGATAAATCCATAATATATAACTTTATTTGTTTAATTCTTAAATGTATGATTTTTGCTTTGACAAGCCAAACTTAAAGAAATAGTATTTAGAAATTTACTATTTTAAAAATTACAGTATCCAGTTTGCGAATATCTGGACCGTTGGTTAATAATATGCTATTACGATAATTATTCCATTCTATAATGAATTTATTATCTAACATACCGTTATTTAATGATTTAATTAATGTGTTTAGCGCATTAATTGTATATAACGTATTTGATTCTTTTTTACGATGTAATAGAATGGTATGCTGCATCGGAGCGCTAGTAGCGTTATTCATATCTATGTTATAAGTACATATTAGCTCATCACTCTGTGGTGATTCCAATACGAATATCTTATTGTATAATATACTATATCGTCTATTTATATTCTCTAATGTGCTGTCTAGTTCTGCCTGTGGTGTAAAAGTGCAAAATAATTTCTGACCCATATTTTCGGTTAATAATGGCATTCCATTATCTATAAATATACTGGGGGTGTTGATAAACGATATTTTCTGATTCATGATTATATTTTTTCTAATTCGTGGTAGTCTTTACCTTTTTTAATGTTTACTGGGTATTGTAGTAGTTGTTGTATTTTGATTAGCATTTCTCTACCATCTTCACGTGCGAAATCAATTAGAAACGCATCATATGTGTACAATACTAATTTTGTTTTTTTATCTTTAAGATATTCTAATATAGGCACTAATAGCTCAATATTACGTGATGTTTCACGACTTTGGATTATATAACTTAGCAATTTAGATGATGTCATTGTTGATTCAGTACGGAATACTTTATTTGTAGTTTTTACAAATCCACCATATTGGTATGTGTCCCATAAATCATCAGTAAGCATTGCTACTTCCCTAAAGAAAGGTTTATCTATGTATTCTTTCCAAACACCTCCATATAATTGTTTAAACGTTAGTTCCTTAGCTTCATCTGCTGTCACATCTAACAATTCACTTAAATATTCGTATGTGTTTTTATCTTTAGGAAATGTAAATCCTATTTTTTCACTAATTAGTCGTGGGTGGTAACCTTGAAAATCGAATTCAATAAATAAATCATTTGATGGTTTGAATGTTGCACGTTCGCCATTTGTTTTATTTAATGCTGAAAAATTAATGTTATTGAATTTATTTGATGGTCGTCCTGTGGTAGTATATAAATTGTATTGAGTATATATTTTACCTTTAAAGACATTAAATTCTGGGTATTTGGTGTTGTTATAGAATTCAGCAAAGTATTTTTTATCTAATTTAATACCGTTTTGCTCTAATTCCCAGAACACTTGTGTTGTTTGCTCATTGTTGAACTTATACACGTTATCTGATGCATTGTATGAATTAATAATTGGTTGTACTAATTCAAATAAATTTTCCTCATTTTCATAATGCTTGCTAATAGGAATCAGCGCATTAAGGTTAGATACACTAGGATATCTTTGATAATACCAGGTAACGCAGTTGTTGTTTGATAGCTTATCTTCGCTTATTTCGCGCAAAAAATTAACATCATATAGTTTGCTATGGTGTGGAAAATGATACATTGCCTCTTTCTTTTGAGGCACAAATAACTTTTGTGTGTTGTTGTTGAGCCAATTAAATACTAATTGTTGGTCTAATGGAAATGATTCACTATGATTTAAACACAAAACATATCCTTTATGGTCATTTAGCGGCCTAATGTATATTAAGCTTAATGATGTTAGTTTAGGATGAAAATTATTGTTTTGTGGTATAAAATCAATGAAACAATCCCCAAATGGGCCTAATTTTTCTAATTGGTTTTCTCGTTCGATGACGTAAAACATATTTTTATAACCTTTATTTTTTTAAATATACAATCTTTATTTTGACTTTATATTTCTTTTGACAAGAATCCTTTAATTCCAGGAAATATAGCTTCTGCTGTATCTAATTCATTTGTTCCCGCATATATCGTTTCTCGCTTTATAGCTATAGTCTGATATATGGGATTGCTTTTAATTTGCTTAAATGTATCTTGATTTACTTCTCTAATTAATACTGGGGTAGAGTTTGTTTGTTTAACAAAATATCTAATTGTTCCTTTATTAGAGTTAGAAGGAATACCAGCAGGTGTGCTTGTACTATTAGCTAAAAATGTAATTGAATTATTACTTAATACACCATAAACTGATGAAGGTAAGCTATTAAATACATTTAATATTTTTGATACTCCTAGGGTTATTTTTTTAATTTCTGTAGATTTAAGGTCTACTGTTTTTCCTATAAAATATCTCCCATTAGCTTCCCAGTAAAATCCCGAATAAATACTATTTGTAAAAGGATTTATAAATTCACCTCCAGAGGTGTATTGGTTTTCTTTTATTTGGCTTTTAGGAAATCTCATATTACACTAATTTACTAGATATGTCTAAAGGAGGATTAGTAGCAAGAAAATTCTTTTTACTATAATAAATATTTTTACCTGCATAGTTCCAGAAAAATGCATTGTTTTGATTTTTAGGTGCTCTTTCTATTACCTCTACAGCTTTAGTTTTTTTATCTGTTGGGGGTGCGGATAAAAATTCTGTTCTTGAGCCTACAAACTTAGCAGCGTTAATTCTTAATGTTGGATCTTTTAAAGCATCAACAGCATTGTTTATCCACTTTTTAGCTGTTTCTTGACTTACTTTTTTAGAATTTTTTAAAGCTATTATAGCCGTCTCTTCTGATTTAATGTTTTTCCAATCATTTACATTTTTTCCTACTGGGGCAAATTGCCTAGTAGGTTTATCTTCTAATACTATTCTTTTTATAGTACTACCATACAATCCATTAGCATTTAATCTATTATATATTGATTGAGCAACGTCCGCCATCCCTTGTTTATTATCCTCAAAATTTTCAGCTGCACTTATAGCAACTAGAGCCCAATAATTTGAAATAGCATCATCAGTAAAATCAACTTTAACTTTAGAATCATCTATTTTAATTTCACCTTCAACTGATATGTTTGCTTCAGCTCCTTCACCTAACGCTGTTAAAACAGTAAGTAAATCGAATGTTGGTTGGTCACTATCTTCTAATATAACAGTTTGAGCATCAATTTGAGTAACCCAATCTGAATTAGATACTCTATGGCCTAATTTAGTAATAATATATCCTAATTTTCTTCCTACTTTAGCACCTGATATTTTTTCACCTTTATATCCTGCTGGAAGTAATTCCTGAGGTAGTCTGAACATATGGCCTATAACTAAACCACCAATACCATCTAATTCTAATGATACTATTGTAGGTATAATAGCTTTAAATGAAGCGTCTGATTTAGTTAATGCTTTATAAACCATAATTATATCTCTTAAAGAATTTTTATATTTTTCAGCATTATCTAAATTAAATTCTCTTTGAGAAAACCATTCAAATCCAGGTATCCAACCTAAATCTGTCATAAATTCATTTAAGCTTCTTAAAGAAGATGAAAGTGTTGTTACTAATTTAAGTTGATCCTCACTTTTATTATACGATAATGAAGATGCAGGTGGTATAATGTCTGGTAGTATTCTATTTGTTATTCCATAGTTAAATCCTACTAATGTTTCATTATCTAAACCAAGTATACCACCTCCATTTTGAGCACTAATAGCAACTATACTACTTTGTTCTTTAAATATTTGAGATGTTATTTTGTATGAACGAACATTATTAAATAAACCATTAAATTTAGTTCCCGGACCTGTTGCTTCTTTACTTAAAAATGTAAACGCATCATTATATGCTTCATCTACAGTTTTTTTATCAATATAATTAACATCTATAATTCTACCTATACCATCAGCAGGATCAGCATGTACTTCAAAGTTATTTAAACTACCAATTGAACCTTGAACTTGGTTCATTAGTTTTTTAATAAAATCATATAAATTGATTTCACGTTTTTCTTTAACGTCATTTGCTTCTAATCCACTATCTAAAGATAATAGAAGAATATTATTTAAATTGATGTATATAGCCCCTATATTACCAAAAGTACCATTTGATGTGTCCTTAATTGTTGTAAAATAGTCTTTAGTTAATTTATCTAAAAATGATAAATTTTCAACATTTGTTTCTTGATTATTTAATTCTGATATTTGTATATTGCTTTTTATTGTATTTTTAGCAGTACTTATTATCTCAGGTGAAGCTACATATATATCATTTACTCCTTTTTCAGATTTTAAGTCATTAGGTAACCTATATGATAATATCAATGTAGTAGTTGATTTACTTAATGATTCTTGTAAAATATCTAAAAATGAAAGAGAAGAAATAGAATTAATTGCTTCGTCTAAATTAGATTTATCTGCCTCTACACGTTGAGACTTTATTAATGTGTTTTTATCTGTGGTTAAAATTCTATATTCTAATGCAACAGATGAAAAAAGACCTGTTCCTCCAACAATAAAATATTCATTGGGTATATTTTTAACTTTGTATTCTTCCCAGGCATTTGCTAATATATTTCCATAAACTTTAGGAGATATACCTAAACTTATAGCATCATCTATATACCCTCTAATAATTTTGCTACTTTCAGTAACATCATCAAATTTATCACTTTTAGCGTACGCACTTATTGTATTCTTAGCCTTTAAAATTAATTCTCTTTCATCCCTTGTTTTAGCATTAGGTGGATATATATTTGTTGGTAAAAGAGATGTTTTAAGATTTTTAATGTTTTTAAAATTAGTATTTTTAATCAAACATATTGTTGGATCTACTGATATCTGTAGTGGGTGGGATAAACATAATAGATTATCAGCTTTAGCTGTTTTGTCTGCTTTATAATATGTTCTATCTTTAGTAGATATAGATACTATAGGAGCATTTGATGTTTTTTCATGGGGCATTATCCACTTAGTTAATATTTTAGTAAATGAATCTAAATCAATATAAACTTGTTTATCTAACTCAATACCAGGTAATCTTTCATCCTTTACTTTTGTATCATCACCTCCAACTTTACCATCTACATCAATAAGAAACATATCAATAACATGTCCTTTTTCACCAGTAACATTTCCTTTATCATCTATGTATTTCCATCCATATCCTTTTTCAGGTGCTATGTATTTAGCTTCTGATTCTAAGTATTTACTATGGTTTATTCCTATTAATGTATAAGCATAAAATGTTAATTCACCTGCTATACCTGCTATGATATTATTTTCATATAAAGAAGCCATATCTTTACCATAGTGAGATTCAATGTATGAAATACCATCTGGGCTTTTTTCGTTAGCAAATAATAATCCTTTTCTTAAATTAACAGTAGATATAAAGTTAGTACTATAATTTACTTTAAGTGATTCTAATATTTCACCTGTAGATATAATTTCTGTTCTACAATCGTATCCACCATCTGGTCTAAGAGACCATTCATAGTTTTTAACATATCCTAATATAGCCTCATAATTACCATCATGTGCTTCAGAATTATTGTATACTTCAGTTAAACGAGTCTGTAATGGTTTTACAGAATTAAAAATATCATAGAAATTAACGTTATTTTTAAGCCCATGATTGTTGTCTAAATAAGGCAACCATCCCCATTCAATTAAAGATAGGAATCCAGGACGCATATATAGCAACTCAAATAATTCAAGTTGTTTAATATCCCAACAATTAAATGTTACTGTTGCTGTACGTATTGATCCGTATGCTGATTTTGATTGAACATCTAAACCAGTAATACCAGGCATTGGTCTTAGACCGTATAAGTTATCAGAACCTAAAGTAGTACTACTGTATGCATTAGTATTAAAATTATTACCTACGCCTTGGCGTAATGCATATTTGTCATATCCATTTATTTGACCAAAACGATCTAATACACCACCTTGCATTACATTTTGTCTAGCTAATTCAGAGCTATTATTAATGTCAACACCAGATGTCATCCTTACCCAAGCAGCACGTCCATTAATGTATATTATATCAGTAGAGGAGCGGCCTAAAAATGCTTCTCCTCTTACTTTTAATTGATCTCTTACCTTATCGGTAAAACTGTCCTTAAATATACTCATAACACTATCTTGCTTTATTAAAGTTGTTGTATTGCGTGATTACATCGCTTATATTAACCGGTATCCTTAATTGCGTACCAGGCACTGGGTTTAAGAATCCTTTAGTTACATTGTTATTAGCCATAGCAATTACCCACCATAAGGTTGAATCACGATAATAAGAGTACGCTAATGAATCAAGTCTATCTCCAACAGTTGTTATCACATACACATCGCTAGATGATAATGGGACATTAGGATAAAATTTGCCTTTAAGATATGGCTTTTTATCCTCTGTTTTTAATATAGTTGAATTATCGTATCTATTCATTTCTATTTTGGATTTTCTGGATATGTGTAATTAATTACTTTTTGAATATTATTAAACGGTGTTCCTTTAGTTTCTGAAGTAGTAGGTGATACTATATCAGTAATGAATGTGTTATTTATACTTTGTTGTTGTGCTTTATCTCTACCTGGTATTTGAAGGAATTCAGCATCACCTGGAATACTATTTTGTAAATACCCAAAGAAACCAGCTGTTTGACTCTCTGTACTTGGAATATATTGAGGTAATTTTTGATGTACAATGTTAAAGCTAAATGATGCTTCAATGTACATCGCTAATCTAGCCTCAGGTGTTATATCCCAAGTTGTATCATCTGGTATAGTATAGTTTAAACTATTTAATGTTGCATATTCACCTACTAAATAACTACCTACGTTTAATCTTAATAATACACCTCCTAAAGCGTTATTTTCTCCGCTATATCTACCTGCGGTAGTTGAAGCTAATTGTCCTAATGTTCTATGTTTTTCAAACAATTGAGTTCTATTAAAACAAGGTATCCTTAGATTAAAACTTACAGAACGTTTGAATTTTGAATATACATAAAATGTTTCTGATCTCCCAATGTAATTTATATCATTCCAAGTAGCATCAAAGTTATCTCTAAATCCAGTCATATATGCTGAAAACAACCATCTTTCTTCGTTTTGAGAATCAAATGGATTTACTCCTCTAAATACTACTGTCATTATATCACTATCGTAGCGATCAAATACATTAGTATTATTATATGTAGCTTTAGAACCATCTTCACTTACCTTTCTATCACCGTAGTATCTAGTTTTCTTATATGGATCTCTATCTAATATATTAGTATTATCTAAATCAATAGTTTTAAATATTTTTCTAGCTGCAGAAAAAGGTGAATTAGCTGGTGTTTGTGCTGAATATACTGGTGAATCTGAAAATGGTATACTTTGCTCTATATTAGTATTTATCTTGCTTACTATATTTCTATAAGTGTTAAGTGAAGGATTTTGATTTCCAAAAACTTTAACACCATTGCTACTTAAAGCTGTATTGTTTCTGTCTTCAAATGTATCTTGAAGTCTTAAATACTTAGTAACACCATAAAATTCTCCTATTCTAGGGAAACCTCTGTCAGCACTTACTCTACTATTATTAAATGATGCTGCCTTAGATATTAATTTAAATTCTTCAACAACTTCAGGATTAGTAGTAACATCAAATCGTCTTATCAATGTACTACCAATACCATAGAAAGATCCAGGGCCTGTTAAATATTCATCTATTGGTGTGTTATTACTTAAGATTTTTTTAATGCCAGATAATGCTGGTACTTGAGAAAGGATATTTAAAATACCACTTGCAATTCCACCTCTTATTAATGGTGTAGTACCACTCTCTATATTTAATTTATCTTTTAATCTTAATAATCTGTTATTGCTTTTACCAAATCCAAATAACGTACTTTCATTATTGTTTCTTACAATAGCTTCATACTTAGATTGATCATCCATTACAGGACCTAAACCATGTCTATAGAAGTGAACTCCTACAGCATTAGATGGTACTTGAGCTAATGTATTTATTCCTAAATTGTAAATACGAGATGGCTGAACGATACCGCCGGTAGCAGCAGATAAAGTATTACCTAAGGTAACTAGTGCTAATGTACCTCTAGGTGATTCTAATTTTGGGTTAGATAGTTGTAATCCTACTTGTTTAGCAATCCATAGTGGATTGTTTGTTAAGAATTTACCAATACGCATAGCATCAATAAGACCAGTTTTAGCTGCTCCTACTGTACCTCCTCTAATAAACCCACTATCCTTATTTAATATATTATTAGTGGTAATATTTGCAATACTAGGTATATCAATACCAGCTGATTTAAGCAAGTCTTTTACCGGGCCTCTTAAATCTATAGAAGCAATATTTGTTAGTTGGGTATCAACGTCAGTAGTTATATAAGGTAAACCACTGTCTCCACCACCTTGTAAATCGTTTCCATATCTAAGTGATTTTAGATTTGTTTTTAGATCTCTTAGACTCATTTATTTAGTATTAGTAACGTCCGTCTTTTGGGCCTTTCGACTTATATTGTTGGCTAAGGGGTGACTTGTAGATCTGTGATACTACGGGTCCACCAGGTCCTACTTGAGCTCCAACTTGAGTGTTTGTTGGTGCATCTGGATCTAATTCATCTAATTGTGATGGCTTTTTTACAGGATTTGATCCACCTAATGCTTTAGTATTAAAATCTTTTATTCTCATAAATGGGTTACCATCTACTGAATAAGTCAAATGTAATCTACTTAATGCTGGTGTTAAATCATTGATTAATTTATTAGTATAACCCCATGCTGGTGTGCCACGGTTAACTAAAAATCCGTTACCTTCTAGACTAAATGTGCTTAGTTTTATTTTATCGATTAATGACATAGTTTTATTGTTATTTGTTTGGTATAAATATTAAAATATTAAGCCATATTAAAAGAATTTTGAACGGATGTTATGGCTATTTCGGAACCGCCGATTGAAGTTCTAACAACTGGGTTGAAATTCTTTTGGGTTAATGTTTGATGTAAGCTATTGATAGCTGCTATCATACCTGAATTATCTGCACCTTTTGATATATTAGGTGATACTGCTAATCCGTCTCCGGTTTTTGTTATAGCTGTTGCTCCGAATTTATCAGTAATAGTAAATGGACCTTTGCTTGATGGTGCTATTCCATCTTCTACTGATTGAGAAGCACTACGTATTAATGATATAGCACCATATGCTGCTGCTAATCCTGCTATTGCTAGTATAGGATTTTTAAAAGCGGTAGCTGCTGCTATACCTATAGATTTAGTTAATTCTCCTTGAAGTAGAGCTTGTCTAGCTAATAATATACCATTATATGACAACCCGGCTGTTCTTTGTCCTATTTGAAGTCCTAATGTTAAGGCATTAAATGCAGCTATAGCTTTACTTAAACCCCACATTGTACCCATTACCGCAACTATACTAGTAATTACATCTAAACTTTGAGTTAATACTGTTAAAAATCCTCCTACAGGTCCTGATAGTAGATTTCCAAAGAAATCCTGTAGTTTTAATATAGAAGCATTAAATTTATCTTGTATGCTTTGGCGTTTTTGGGCTTCTAATGCTTCTTCTTCTGTAATTTGGGCTAATGATTTACCACTTTCAATTGCTAATTTTTGTTGTCTTAATTGGTTAGCTAAAGCATCTGCACTTAATCCAATAGCAGCAGCAAATGATTGTTGAGCTAATACGTTCATGTTTTGGAATTTTTCCAACGTCATGCCTTGATTAGCTAATTCTTTAGCAACTGTGACTTGATCACCCATTAAAGCTGCTGCTCTAGCGCGTTCAAGATTTATTGCTTTACCAGTTAATAATTCTGCTTTTAATTCGTTCTCAATTGATGATTCAAAATTTAATAATGCTTCACCTTGAGATTTAGTTTGTTCAAGTGTAGTACCTAATGCTTTTGCTTGTGCTACTGCTTGAACTAATAATTGTGGATTATTTTTTAAATTAGCAGCTAATTGTCCTGATATTTTAGCAGCTTCAGCCATTGTAGCTTTAAACGGAATACCTACTCCTAATTGATTACGTGCTGCTACAAACGCACTAACCATGCTTTTATTTATTTCAGCAGATGATTTTCCATTTAGTACTGATAATCTATATACTCCTGCTGCTTCTTCACCTGTTAAACCAAATTGTTTGGTTAACATTACTTGAGTTTTTAAAGCATCAGCTGAGTATTCAGATACTAACCCTGTAGCTTCAGATAATTGATTAAATGCCTCTGCTAGATTTTGGGTGGTAATGTTTACATTATTTGAATCTCTAGCAATTTTTACAAAATTACCTGCTACTCTATCTGCACCGTCACCACCATAACCTAAATTTTTACCAATATCAGTTGATATTTTATTAAAGGTTAATGCTGAATTAATGATTAGTTTTAATATACCTTCAACACTAGCTAGTTCTTTATATGGTTTAACAAATTCATCAAATATTTTTCGACTAGTTATAGCTATATTAGCTTGTTTTTTCTTTTCAGCTGTTATTCGAACTTCTTCTTCTGCTAAAGCTTGTATTTTTGTAAGTAATTGGGTAGTAGTATCTAATTGATCAATAGTTAACTTGTTTTGGAGTAATTTATTTCTAATTTTTCTCTCCTCTCTTACGTTGTTTGTTTGAATAGCTTGAGATAACTCAAATTCTAATCTATTTCTTTTAAATGATAATGCATTATTTTTTTCATAATTTTTAGCTATTTCAGATGCTGTTTTTGAAATTACTTTAGTTAAATCATCACCTTTTTCAAAACTTGTAACTAAGTTTTTGACTTCAGTACTAGCATTAGATAATTGAGTTATCATGTTATCTTTTAAACTAGCAGTTAAACTTTTTAATTTAGTATCTAATTGATCTAATTCGTTATTTAATTGCTTTATTACTTTTTCTTTGTCGTCAGCCATAATATAATATTATGTGTATAAATATCGAAAGTCCCTATTTTTTAGGGACCTTCGCTGTATAAGTTGGTTGTGATATGTTAGGTTTAGCTATGTCTTTATTGCTTTTATTGGTCATCATGTTGCTTTGCTTTTCCTGCTCTTGCTGTTGTTTGTCGTAGTATTCTTTTAATTTCTCAAATGTGTACCTACGCAACCATATTGGCATTTCATAAACAGTATTCCAATCATATCCGCCATTACCATGAAATACAATTTCATGTATTTGGCCAAAGAATATTGATCTATAGTTTGGAGTCAGGCCAAAAAAAGTTAAGAGAAACGGGAATGTCTATACCCTCCCCTGTATAGCTATCATCTTCTGGTGTGTATTTCATACTAATATCTGGCGATATTTTGGTATAATATTCACGTAATGCTCTAGCGTCTTTAGCGATTAAATAATTATCTACGAAATCACGTATTGTTTTTTGATCACGATTACCATTAACTGATAATAACATGAATTTTAAACGAGTGGTTACATCGTATGATGAATTTGGATTGACTTTCTGTAATCCTTTAATTTCAGCTTCAATTTTCTTCTCATCACCGTGTGTTAATAGTTTGAATGAGATTTGGTTGTCCGAATGCGGTAAATTGAACGAAAATTCGTTGGTACCTGCGGTAAACAACGAGGTATCTACTTCTTTATCACTTAGTAATGATAAGTCTACAACCGCATTTACCTCTTGATTTTGGCTGTTAATGTATGCAAATTCATAATCTTTACCATAGCCTAATACTCTAGCAGCAACTAATATTGCGTTTTTATCACCTGTCAATAAATCATCATAGTTAATTGGTGTTACAATTAATGATTGTAATAATTTATCAATAACGGTACCTTGACGAATATAGTTAGTGTTTGTGAGGATATCTTCTTCACGCGCAGTCATATATTTCATTTCAATAACACCACTAGATAATGGATTGTCTTTGGGATATAATAATCCTTTTGATGGTAAGTCTACTTGTTCAGTAGGGAATTTTGGTTTTGTAACGGGATTTTCCATTTATAACTTTATTTGTTTACAATAAATATGAAGATAAAAAAAGGTTTGGCAAAAGCCAAACCAATTTTTGGATATATACTTCGGGAGAAGTAATTTCTTAGAAATTCAATACGCAATAGTCCATAGCAATTGTTATCGATAATGAAACAGCTGCATCTGAACTCCAATCATAGTCGCCAAAGTTAGCAGATTTTACAAATGCTCCTTTAACTACCCACTCACTAATAACGTCTCCTACTGGACCTAAAATATCTAATGTTAAGTCTTTCTTGTAGAAATCTGAGTAACCATCACGTCCTGTTACAGATTCGTGTGATAAACGTACCCATTCCATTACTGATTGCGCGCCTGATGGTGTAATTGGATTATATAGTTCTAATGTCATATCATTCCATCTTACTTTACCTTTAATTTTACGGTAAACATTGATGTGATCTAATACGATTTCACCAGCATCTAATGAAGGAGCACTAGCTTTCTTAATTAAATATGCAGGGATACCATCTATGTACATTAAAAAACGATTCTGAACTTGTGGTTCAAAACTCGTGAACATTATTTCGTTAGGGTTTAATACTGGCATGTTAGTGTTATTATTATATTTAGTAATAAATATTAATTATTTTAAAAATATGTAGAGAAGCTTTGCGCTTCCCTACATGATTCTATTTATTATCCTGGAAACGTTGCTCCAGTTGGTTGTAAGTTAAAGTTTAATATAATAAATTCAGCCGTTTTTGTAGGTTGGATATAAATTTGACCTACTAATTGGTTTCTATCAATAACATCTGGTGTGTTATTTGAATCATCCATTACTACTTTGTAAGCGTATAAACCTTGACGTTGTACTACTGATTCTAAGTATGGATTAACTTGAGATAAGAATCTATTTCTTGTTACTGTTGTGTTTTGTTCGAATACTAATGTACGAGATACACTTCCAACGAAATCTTTTAAAGCAATTAATAAACGACGAACGTTGATTCTGTCTAAAGATGTTGGTTTACGTTGTAATGTTTTCTGACCCCAAACACATACTCCAGTTCCTGGGAATGTTGCTAATGGGTTAACATTTGCACTATATAATGTATCGCGATCTGTTTGTTGTAATTTACGTTCTGCTAATAGTACGTTTGGAATACCACCTCTGTTTAATCCAGCAGGAGCAAACCATTCAGCACCAGCATTATCATTAAATGCTAATACACCACCGATTACTGTTGATGGTGGGCACCATGTTGTTTTACCTAATGTAGTTGAGTATAATTGAACCCAAGGATAATAAGTAGCAGCGTAGTTACTTGATTGTCCAGCTGCGTTTTGAGCTGCTGTTGCAATTGCTGTACCATATACACCTGCATCTGTAATTGCGATTGCATCGCCTCTACCTTCTGCTGTAGAAATCATTGTAGCTGCTGCAGCACTATCTAAACCAGCACCTGGAGCTAATAATACGTTAAATTGGTATTCGTCTTTATTTGTTAATAAATTAAATGCTAATGCGTAATCTGCTGTTCCAAATCCTTGAATGTTACCTGTAGAACCAGTTGAATAACTAGCACCTGTACCAATATTTTCATTCATTTGTTTAATAGCTGTTGTATCTACTACACCACCACTAAATGAACCACCATATGAACCACTTCCTACTGCTGGTAAACTACCGCTGTATTGAGTTGCTTTATATGCTCCGTTGTTGTCGATTGAATCTACTTGAGGAACTGTTACTGCTGATACACGAACGTATTGTGATTTGTTTGAATATGATCCAGAGAAATTAACATAAGCTGAACTTCCACCTGTTGCCGCAACATATACTGGTTTTAAATCACCAATAACACGAGCAATATAGTTAGATTGTTGTGGATCTAAACTCATGTTAGCCCATGTTTCTAAAATATTTTTAGTGTTGTTGTTATCATCACCACGACGAACTATTAAGGTAAATGTACCACTTCCTGAATTTACTGCTGTTACTTCCCAACGAACGTTAAACATAGAGCCACTGTCTAATGAACCACTTGACATACTAGATGTGTTGTTCATTTGTGCACCCCAAGATAATGTTTCTAATTGGAATGATGATCCTGTACCTGAAAGTGCAGGAATGTTTGAAGTCGCATACGTACTAATACCTGATGAACCACTAATGATTCTAGTTACTAATAATGTTTTTCCACCATTGCTAAAGTATTCTTTAGCAGCTTGTGATGTGAAATATTCGTAATAATAGCTACCACTTTTGAATTGCTCACCGAAAAGTGATTGGAATTGCGAATAAGTAGTAACGTACGTTGGAACTAAAGGACGACCTGATACTGTAGGACCTACGATAGCAGCGCCCATTTCTTGAGGCTGTTGCGTGTAGATACTTTGGTCTGTTTCTATCTGGAATACTCCAGGAGAGATGATTTGTTCTGCCATTTTATGTAGTTATTTTATGATTTTACTAATAGGATTAATCTAGTAATAAATATTCACAGAATTATATAAAACGCAGAAACAGTATTAGAATGAGGTAATCTCGCCCGTTTCGATATTTATATTCCCTGCACCATATTTAACTTGAAGCGCATCAATTACTTCTTTTTCAGTTTCACCTATCTTCTCTAGATCAACGATAACGTTTTTCTTTTCCGCCTCTAATTCTTGCGTTTGTTTGTGGATAGCTGTTAATTGCGCTTCAATGCTACCTAATTCAAATATAACTGTATTATATTTTTTCTGTAGGTTTTTGATAGAATCTAATTCTTCTGTGGTTAATGTTTGTACTTCTGACATAATCTTTATTTTTATTTTTCCCAGCGCGCTTCAGGACATGCTTTAGATCCTTCTAACGAGCTAAATACTTTTTTACTTAATGGGCAATGGCATATACCACATAGGAACGAATCAAATACTTTATTGAATGTTTTATGTGGACATTGGTCGCAAACCGAAACCCTATATTCGGCTATCGCCTTTTGAGTAGGGTTTGGGTTTTCAGCGATTATCCATGCTTCTGCTATTTCTAACAGTTTCATTAGTCAACTTGAACTAATTTATAGAATACAGTGTAGTTTTCAGATGTTTCTACTGATTTGAAATCATCTAATTTAAATTCGTGGTATTCTAATTCTTTTTCCTCTTGCAACAATGCATTGAATTCTTCTTGGAATTTAATGAATGTTGGATTTGGTTTAGCTGAGATGATGTTTCCATCTTCATCTTTTTCTTCATCGATCCACATTGGAATTGAGATATTTTTATCTTCATCCTCAGTGCCATGTTTCTTGATTAATTCAGTCTTCATGGTTTCGATTGCTGTTTTTTCGTCTGCTACTTTCTTAGATAGATCAGTTAACCAATATTTGGTAACCAAACCTAATTTCTCAGCTAATAAGCCTTCAGATAATACTTCACCAGTTGCTTGGTTTTTAAACCCGTTGATTTCACTATCCAATGAATAGTATTCGTGTAACTTTAATTTAATGCTAGACATAATTATTTTTTAGTTGTTTTTTTGTTGTTGTTATTGTTGTAATATTTTTTCTTAGGCTTAGGTGCTACTACCACTGGCTTTTCTACTGCTACTGGGGCATCTTCAAATGAGGGATAATCCTCAACTGGGAATAAGGCATTTGGTTTAGTATCACTTTCTGGTGTACTTTCTTTACCTACGATAACGAATCCGATACCGACAGCTACTAATAATGTAATTACTACAAAGATTAAAAATGTTGACATAATGTTTTAATGGGTTTTAAGTTTCTTGTATATAAATATATAAAAACTTTCCTAAAACGCCAAATTAGATTACAGATCCTGAAAGATTGATTATGTTAAATTCAACACCTGGATTGTTAGATAATGATGATGATACTACATAGTTGTGTGCAGCTAATAATACATTACCTTCAACGTCTGTATCTACAGTACCGAAGTTTAAGTTAGTGATTGTTCTAGCACCATTGTAATCAGTTGAACCTGATTCACCTGGAGTCCACTCTGGTTTCTTATCCCATAAGTTTGCACTTACACTGATAGATGTACCATTGTTGATTGAACATTGTAGGAACATATAAGCTCCATCATAATATTGTGGGATTGCAGTTCCCATCATTGGACCAAAATTTGGTTGAATAAATTCCCATACTGGGCTGAAGTTTTTGATTTCGATTGCCATAATTGTTATTTTAGTATAAATATATATTTTTTTTAATTAACTTGTTATTGTTACCTCTAAAGTAAATCTTTGGTGTCTATATATAGTGCCCAAATTTAAATTTGAAAATGGTGTTAAAAGACTTCCATTATATATTTGCACCCCAGAGTCAGTATCATAACAATATATACTAACATTTTGATCTTCTCGACCAGTAACTGAAAATAAAATATCGCCTGTATCGTATGTGCCTGTTAATAATCCAGTGCTATCATTATCTCCGAAAGACTCCCCATTAGGTGAAATAGAAGTTCCAAATATAGAAGTTGGTCCTACAAATGTTACATTAATTACAACACCAACACCTAATGTAAATGCAGTTGAATTTGAAATATAATGCGACCAATGTAAAGGAGCGTTTTGGTTGTATCCTCGAAAAACACTTAAATTCCAATTTTCTATTGGTCCGTTAGCTAAAGCAAAAATGTCGCGACCGGCCACGGTATTTCTATTAATTTCACTTGTATCTGAGTATAAGCCTATAATTGCATTTTCTAAGCTTATATTAGCAGTAGCTGATCTTCCAAATTCAACATTTACCATACTAGAAGAAATAGGACCTGAAGCGGGTAACGTCATAATTATTTATTTTTAAGTTGTTCTTCTAAATTATTTACTTTATCAGTTAATTCTTTAATAGCTTCAATTAGCAGTGGTACTAACTTTTCATACTTGACGGCTTTGTATCCACTATCTCTAGTAGTGACCACTTCAGGTAATATGGATTCAATCTCTTGAGCTATAATCCCTATATCTTTACCTTTAAAACCATGTAGTATAGTTAATTCAGGATCAGATTTCCAATCAAATGTATTACCTGAAATTTGGTTTACTTTATATAAAGCATTTTCTATAGGCTGTATATTTTCTTTTAAGCGAATATCTGAAGTTGAGTAAGCTACAACATCATTTGAAGCATCAAATCTACCTACTGTTGCACTAGCTGCTATTCCTCCAATAGCTAATGATCCTGATATTGTAGTTCTACTTCCTGTAGCATGGAATTTAATATTTCCTAATCCATCAGATAAAACTACAGTAGAAGTTAGAGTAGTTGTTCCTGCATATTTACCCACAAGTGTGTTATGGGTTCCTGTTGTTATTGAAGCTCCAGAACCTGAACCTATTAAAGTATTACCTCCTCCAGATGTAATTAAGCCTCCAGCATACGAGCCTACTATAGTATTGTAATTGCCTGAAGTTGTTGTTACTCCCGCCTCATTACCTATAGCTACATTATATGCTGCTGTATTTGAACCTGAACTTGCTACAGTACCTCTTAAAGCTAAATAACCTATAGCTGTGTTATAATTTGAACTTGCATTTTGAAAAGCATAATAAGATAATGAACCTAAAGCACAGTTACCTGTGTTTGTTGTAGATAATACACCTGCTTGTTGGCCAATAAACACGTTAAAGCTACCAGTTGTAAGTAATTGTCCAGCACCAAATCCAAACATCATGTTTGCTCTACCTGTTGTTAAAGCATTACCGGTAAAGTGACCTAATCCTGTATTTCTATCAGCTGAATTAGAAGCCCAAGCACTTAAGTTTGCTCCAGAACCAGAACCAATAAACACATTGTCAGAGTTTGCTGTATTATTCTTTCCCTTCCATACCCACATATTATTAATTGATAATAAGTCTGTTGATGGATTATATAGAAGGTCAGCATTTACTAAGGTTCCATTATTTCCACTTGTACTTCCTACAAAGGTTAAGTATCTACTAATATTAGTTGAATCTGCTGTTACAGTTATGTTTGTAGCATTTGTTGCTGTTGTTATTGTACCTGTAAGTGAACCTGAGAATGAACCTGTAAATGATGTTGCTACAACATTTCCTACTACTTGAAGAGTGCTACTTGGG